TGAAGTAGGTGCTCAAGGTGCTCAAGGTGCTAGTCCAAAAGGTGATACAGGTGCACAAGGTCCACAAGGAGCTCAAGGTGCTGCAGGTTCAAATATACAAGGTTCTAAAGGTGCAAAAGGTTCAACGGGTAATCAAGGTGCTCAAGGTGCAAGTCCTCAAGGTGCTCAAGGTGCACAAGGACCAAAAGGGTCTCAAGGTGCACAAGGTGCTAGTCCAAAAGGTGATACAGGTGCACAAGGTCCACAAGGAGCTCAAGGTGCTCAAGGTGCAAGTCCTAAAGGTGATACAGGTGCTCAAGGACCAAAAGGGTCTCAAGGGGCTCAAGGTTCAAGTCCTCAAGGTGCTCAAGGTTCTCAAGGTCCACAAGGTGAACAAGGGGCTCAAGGTTCAAGTCCTCAAGGTGCTCAAGGTGCTCAAGGTCCACAAGGTTCAACGGGTGCTCAAGGTGCTGCAGGTTCAAATATACAAGGTTCTCAAGGTGCAAAAGGTCCACAAGGTGCTCAAGGAGCAACGGGTTCTCAAGGTGCAAGTCCTCAAGGTGCTCAGGGTGCTCAAGGACCTCAAGGTGCACAAGGTGCACAAGGTGCTAGTCCAAAAGGTTCTCAAGGTGCACAAGGTCCACAAGGTGCTCAAGGTGCAACGGGTGGAACTGTACAAGGTGCACAAGGTGCTACAGGTGCAAAAGGTGCAAAAGGTTCAACGGGTGCACAAGGTGCAAGTCCAAAAGGTGATACAGGTGCTCAAGGTGCTCAAGGTGCAAGTCCTAAAGGTGACCAAGGTGCTCAAGGTGCAAGTCCTCAAGGTGCTCAAGGTGCACAAGGACCTCAAGGTGCTCAAGGTGGTACAGTCCAAGGTTCTCAAGGTGCAAAAGGTGCAACAGGTCCACAAGGTGCTCAAGGTGCAAGTCCTCAAGGTGCTCAAGGTGCAACGGGTGCAAAAGGTTCAAGTCCTAAAGGTGATACAGGTGCTCAAGGTGCAAGTCCTCAAGGAGCTCAAGGAGCTCAAGGACCTCAAGGTGCTCAAGGTGGAACAATTCAAGGTGCTCAAGGGGCAAAAGGTGCAAAAGGTTCAACGGGTGCTCAAGGTGCTAGTCCAAAAGGTGATACAGGTGCTCAAGGTGCACAAGGTGCAAGTCCTAAAGGTGACCAAGGTGCTCAAGGTGCAAGTCCTCAAGGTGCTCAAGGAGCTCAAGGACCTCAAGGTGCTCAAGGTGGTACAATTCAAGGTGCTCAAGGGGCAAAAGGTGCTCAAGGGGCAACGGGTGCTCAAGGTGCCAGTCCAAAAGGTGATACAGGTGCTCAAGGTGCACAAGGTGCAAGTCCTAAAGGTGACCAAGGTGCTCAAGGAGCTAGTCCAAAAGGTGACCAAGGTGCTCAAGGTGCTCAAGGTGCAACGGGTGGAACAATTCAAGGTGCTCAAGGAGCTACAGGTGCTCAAGGAAATCAAGGAGCAACAGGCGCACAAGGTGCTGCCGGTTCTAAAGGTCAAAAAGGTGCAAATGCATTAGGAACAGTAATAGGCGGTCCTGAAATTGGTCCAAGTGGTGGATTTGCATACTCGGCAACAGACGGATTATTAACATTTACGAGTGGAAGTACAAAATTTGTTGTATTGATGTACACAAGTGGTTCTTCTTAAGAAAAAATAAAAGGTTACAATGATAGGTGGTTTCTTAAAATCTCAACATACTTTATTAAATCTATCAGGTTCTACTGCCGAAATAGGTACACTTCAAACAGGTTCTTCTATTGTAGGTATTAGTATCAATGGTAATCCGTACACGGAAAACAACGATATACCTTTAAATTGGACAGGTAGCTTTGTTAATGTATCAAATAATCCTGACTTTTCATTTCTTCAATTAAACGAAAACGAGGTTATTAAAGATGTTGGACCAACAGGTACACGACTTTTTAAAACAGTATATACATTAGAGACGCCATCAGGTTCATTAAGTACTTGTGAAGATGAATATATAATGGTAGCTCAAAAAGTTACCAATATGCCAGTTTACAATTGGGAAGATGGTGGTGGAACTTATTCAGATGGATATTATGTTTACTTTGAACAATTAGATGGTATTGAGTGGGGAAATGAAGATGATTCTTTAAACCATCATTTAGTAAGATTAAAAGAAGACAATCAAACATTTGAATATGTACCAATTACTAATGGTGTTGAAGAAACAAATGAAGACGAGCCAGTTTATGGAATGTTTCCAGTTAGAAGTTTTGATGTAGAAGAATCTGACCTATTCATGGTAAATAGGTTCGTAGTACACAACTTCCTTAATGGTGACGAAGATTGTTCAGTTCAATATAATAATGTACCAAGATGTAGTGGATACGGACCCGCTTCTTTTGCATTTGAAAATTTTGTTCCAAACAATGTAGCTCTAATTGGTAGTGTTTGTTGGAATTTTGGTAGTGTAAATGAAAGTATTCCAGATGGGACTTCCTTATGTCTTGATACAAGTGTATACACTTGGTATTCAAGTTGTAGCGCGTGTGGTGATTCAGACTCTTCAACAGGTGCTAAAGGTATAAAAGGACAAAAAGGTGCTAGGGGTCCTTCTGGTGCACAAGGATTTAGTGGTCCTCAAGGTTCTCAAGGTCCATCACCAGCTGGTGCTCAAGGTGCTCAAGGTGCTCAAGGAAATCAAGGTCCAGCGGGTGCACCAGGTGCTAAAGGTGCTAAAGGTAATACAGGCGCCGCAGGTAATAAAGGTGCAAAAGGTAACACAGGTCGAACTGGCCAAAAAGGGGCTTCAGGAAATAAAGGTCAAAAAGGTAACACAGGCCGAACAGGTTCAAGTCCCAAAGGTGCAGCAGGTGCAAAAGGTTCAACGGGTGCAACAGGCCGAACAGGCCGAACAGGTGCAAGTCCCGGCGGTGCAGCAGGTGCTAAGGGTTCAACTGGTGCAACAGGCGCAACAGGCCGAACAGGTTCAAGTCCCGCAGGTGCTGCAGGTGCTAAAGGTGCAAAAGGTAATACAGGCCGAACAGGCCGAACAGGTGCAAGTCCCGCAGGTGCTGCAGGTGCAAAAGGTTCAAAAGGTAATACAGGCCGAACAGGTTCAAGTCCCAAAGGTGCAACAGGCCTCGCAGGTGCTAAAGGTGGTAAAGGTGCAACAGGTAGACAAGGTATACAGGGCCCAACAGGCGCAACCGGCCTCGCAGGTGCAAAAGGTAACCAAGGTGCTCAAGGTGCAAGTCCAACAGGCGCAACAGGCCTCGCAGGTAAAAAGGGTTCAAAAGGTAACACAGGTAGACAAGGTGCAACAGGCCCAACAGGTGCAACCGGCCTCGCAGGTGCTAAAGGTGCTAAAGGTGCAACAGGTTTAAGTCCAACGGGTGCAGAAGGTAGAGCAGGTGCTAAAGGTGCAAAGGGTAATACAGGCGCAACTGGTCTAAAAGGTAATACAGGCATCGCAGGTGCTAAAGGTGCAAAAGGTAATACAGGCGTAGATGGTGAGCAAGGTGACCCAGGTGCAACGGGCCTCGCAGGTGCAAAAGGTTCTAAAGGAAATTTAGGTAGACAAGGTTCAACAGGTGCAACCGGCCTCGCAGGTGCTAAAGGTGCAAAAGGTAATACAGGCGCAACTGGTCTAAAAGGTACTAAAGGTACAACAGGCGATGCAGGAAATAAGGGTGCAAAAGGAAATACAGGTAACCAAGGTGTAAAAGGAAATACAGGCCTCGCAGGTGCTAAAGGTTCAACAGGCGCAGGTGGTAGACAAGGTGCAAAAGGAAATACAGGCCTCGCAGGTGCTAAAGGTTCGAAAGGTAACACAGGTGGACAAGGTGTTCAAGGTGCTCAAGGGGCATCAGCACCAGGCGACGCACCAAGTGGGGATACGGGTCAAAAAGGACAAAAAGGAAACACAGGCGCCGCAGGTAATAAAGGTTCAACAGGTAACACAGGTAGACAAGGTGCAAAAGGAAATACAGGCCTCGCAGGTGCTAAAGGTGCAAAAGGAAATACGGGTAACCAAGGTTCAACAGGTGCAACCGGCCTCGCAGGTGCTAAAGGTGCAAAAGGAAATACAGGTAACCAAGGTGTAAAAGGAAATACAGGCCTCGCAGGTGCTAAAGGTTCTAAAGGAAATTTAGGTAGGGATGGTGAAGTAGGTGCTCAAGGTGCAGCAGGTAATAAAGGTTCAACAGGCGCAGGTGGTAGACAAGGTTCAAAAGGTAACCAAGGTGCTCAAGGTGCATCAGCACCCGGCGATGCTCCAAGTGGTCAAACTGGTGATAAAGGACAAAAGGGTGCAACAGGTCCACAAGGTAATGCAGGTGCTAAAGGTTCGACAGGTGCAGGTGGTAGACAAGGTACACAAGGTAATACAGGTGTTGCAGGTGCTAAAGGTTCTAAAGGAAACTTAGGTAGAAAAGGTTCTCAAGGTGCTCAAGGTGCAGATGGTTCAGATGCACCAAGCGGTGCAACAGGTCCACAAGGTGACCAAGGTCCACAAGGTGCTCAAGGTTCGGCAGGTGCTAAAGGTGCTAAAGGAAACACAGGTGGAACAGGCGATGCAGGAAACAAGGGTGCAAAAGGAAACACAGGCGCCGCAGGTAATAAAGGTTCAACAGGCGCAACAGGTAGACAAGGTGCAACCGGCGATGAAGCAGGTGATGCTCCAAGTGGTGCAACAGGTGCTCAAGGTGCAACAGGTGCTCAAGGTGCTGCAGGTAACCAAGGTGCTCAAGGTGCAACAGGTCTTCAAGGTAACGCGGGTGCTAAAGGTTTAAAAGGAAACACAGGCGCCGCAGGTAATAAAGGTTCAACAGGCGCAACAGGTAGACAAGGTGCTCAAGGTGCTGATGCAAGTGATGCACCAAGTGGTCAAACAGGTCCACAAGGTGACCAAGGTGCAACGGGCCTCGCAGGTGCAAAAGGTTCAAAAGGTAATACAGGTGCAACAGGCGATGCAGGTGCTAAAGGTTCAAAAGGTAATAAAGGTAACGCAGGTGCTAAGGGTTCAACTGGTGCAACGGGTAGACAAGGTGCAACGGGTGCTGATGCAAGTGATGCACCAAGTGGAGCTACAGGAGCTAAAGGTAACACGGGTGTAACAGGCGATGCCGGAAATAAAGGTTCAAAAGGTAACACAGGTGCAACAGGCGCTGCAGGTGATAAAGGTTCAAAAGGTAACACAGGCGCTGCAGGTGATAAAGGTTCAAAAGGTAACACAGGTGGACAAGGTGCTCAAGGTGCAGATGGTTCAGATGCACCAAGCGGTGCAACAGGCCCAAAAGGTAATCAAGGTAATAAAGGTATAACTGGAAATGCAGGTAACAAAGGTGGTATAGGAGCACAAGGAACTTTAATAGCAGGTAGTGGTTACTTTGAGGTAACTGGTGGTAAATTAACATTTAAACCAAATGGATGGCAAAGTGGTGATGATGTTTATATAGTAAGGTCTATCGTAAGTGGTAGCTTTTACTAATTAATTTTTAATATTTATAATAAAACAAAATAAAAGTTATGAGAGCAGGTTTTAGATTTGATAGAGATTCCTATCGAGAAAATGTAAACTTCAACGATTACTATTGGTTCAAAAACGCATTTAGCAGACAAGAGTTGAAAACTATTGAGGAAATGACAAATAAACTTCCTTTTCAAGATGCTAAAGTAGGTGAAGGTGAACAATCCAAAAAAGACGATTACAGAAAATCAAGAATAAAGTGGTGTCCACAAAATGAAGAATGGGCATGGGTGTATGGAAAACTACATGATTTTATAAAATCCGCAAATGATTCAATGTGGAAGTTTGATTTATCTGCTATGAATGAACAAATTCAATATACAGAATATTATGGAACACAAGAAGGTGGATATGACTGGCATATGGATTGTGGTATAGAGATACAGAATCAACGAAAAATATCAGTAACAGTACAACTTTCAGATTCAGATGAGTATGAAGGTGGTGATTTAGAATTTAATATTGGAAAAGAAATAGTAGCACACAGAGAACAAGGAGCTGCAATTATATTTCCTTCATTTTATTTACATAGAGTAACTCCTGTAACAAAGGGTGTAAGAAAGTCTTTCGTTCTTTGGGTAGGTGGTGAACCATATAGGTAGTAGTATGCGAAAAACAAGTTTACCAACCGCATTAGTTTATGGATGGAATAGATTTGGAAGGTATGAGTTAGAATCCGATGTTTATTGGGAAGAAAACTTAATCGAAAAGGTAGTTATACATTCATATCGTACAGATAAAAATGTAAAAGTACATCTTTCTAAGCACAAACCTGATATTATTTTAGTATTTGGTGAAATTCCTGAGAATTTAAAAGAATTATCCAAAAGAACTGATGTATCGTCTAAAATAGTTCAAAGAGATGAGATATTTGATGATAATGTTATAGCTAACATAATTGTTTGTCAATCTACATTTTGGGCGTGTAAATCTCAAAAAGAAATTTATGGTAATAAAGATAATCCCATTTTATCTATATTTACACCAACATATAAAACAGAAAAAAGAATTTTTAGAACATACAAATCCTTAGTTGAACAAACATATCAAAATTGGGAGTGGGTTGTTGTAGACGATTCACCAGAAGACCATAATTTAACTTGGCAAATGTTAAATCATATAGCAAGTTTAGATGATAGAGTAAAAATATATAGAATCCAACCAAATTCAGGTGGTAATGTTGGTGAAGCAAAACATAGAGCAGCTATGTTATGTGATGGTGAGTGGTTATTTGAATTGGACCATGACGATTGGTTAATCTCAACTTGTTTAGAAGATGTACTGAATGCATCTAAAAAATATCCTGATGCAGGGTTTATTTATACAGATGTAACCGAAATTAACAAAGATAATTCACCAAGACAATATGGTTATATTGGTGATGATTGGTATGGTCATCCTGAAAATATGTTTGTTTTTGCGTACGCAGGACATACTTGGAAACAAATAGATGGTAAGAGATGGTTAGTTCATCATTATCCTGAAATAAATCCAAAAACAATTAGATTTAATATAGGTATGCCAAATCATTGTAGAGTTTGGAATAGAGATACTTATCATAAGATAAGGGGTCATAGTAGAAACATATCAGTAGCAGATGATTTCGAACTGATTATTAAAACATTTTTAGAAACTAAATTTATTCATGTTAGAAAAATGTTATATGTACAATATAATAATGGTGATTCTACTGTTGATAACAATAGAGTAGATATTAATCGAAGAGCAAGATTAATTAGAGACCATTATGATTTTCAAATCAAAGAAAGATTTGAAGAACTTGGAAAAGAAGATTGGATGTGGGATGATGATGCAGGACACTCTATAAAAGAAATTGGTTATAGAAATGGAACAAAATATTACGAAAACGAAGGATTTGTAAATTACATAATAGATTAAGTATGAAAATATTATTTACAGTAGGTTATCAAAATAAACCATTCAATAAAACAAATTGGATAAAAAATGGTGTGGGTGGTTCAGAGTATTGTATAATACATCTTGCAGAAGAGTTTTCAAAAAACGGACACGATGTATTTGTTACAGGTGAATTAGATTCTGAAACATACAATCAAGTAAAGTATGTTGATTACACAAGTCTTCAAAATAATCAACACTTTGATGTTGTAATCGCATCTAATTATATACACTATTTCAAACATTTAGAAGAAAAAAATATTACATTTGATAAATCATACTTTTGGATACATAACTTAGAATTTTATCCGTGGTACAATGGTGGTGTATTACCAAATAACGGATTAGACTATCTTAAACACCCAAAACTAACAAATATAGTAGCAGTATCGGATTGGCAACGAGGTAAGTTATATGAAAAGTATAATATCGAAGGTGATAAGATAAAGGTAATAGGTAATGCCGTAAATGTAGACTTATTTGATAGTATCAAACAAGAAAAATTTAAACACAAAGTAATTTACACATCAGGACCAGATAGAGGTCTATGGAATTTATTTAATATATGGGATGACTTAAAGAAAATAAATCCTAAATTAACATTATGGGTGGCACAACCACCATATACAGATGATTGGAGTGATTTAGACAGAATTAAAAAAGATTACCCTAACATCGAAGATTTAGATGTAAGATTTTTAGGTTCTTTAAGCCCAAGTGATTTATACAGACAAATAAAATCATCTGAGTATTGGATTTATCCATCACAATATGATGAAACATATTGTATAACTGCACTTGAAATGATGATGGGTAGAGTTAAAATAATATCAACCGATACAGGTAATTTAAAAAAATTACTAAATAATAAATCCATAGTCGTAAACTCTAATGTAGATGTGGGATTGATGAGAGAAACAATAGTAGCTGCATACGCATTTGAAGCTGATAGAGAACAAAACAGTATAGTAAACTTAGATAAGTCAGAAAAGTTTGCAAGAGAACAAAATTGGAGTGTAAGATATAATGAATGGATGGATATGATAAACGATTCTTCTACAAATAATGAATTAACAGAACTTCAAAAAACATTACTAATGGATGTAGAACCAAAAGAAGGTGAAAGATTACATTCCGATTTATACTCATATTGGGATAATAAACAAGAATGGACAAATAAATTTATAACATATTCAGCAAGAACAAAAGAATGGGACTTGATAGTAGACGAACCTTTTGATAGTTGTTTTACATTCCCACTATTTACAGAGGAGTTTTGTAAAAAAATTAGAGAAGAGGCAGAACACTCAAATGCATGGACTGTTGATAGACACGAAAACTATCCAACAACAGATATGTTATTGACCGCAATCGGTATGGATGAAATATATAATGATGTACTAAAAGAGTATGTTATGCAACTTAGCATATATTTATGGGCGTTAGAAGGTAAGGGTTGGGATGATATGAGTTCTGAAAACTTTTTAGCTAAATATAAACCAGATGCACAAGGACATCTTTCTATACATCATGATAAAGCTGATATTACTTGTTTGATACAATTATCAGACTTAGACGAGTACGAGGGTGGTGGTACTTGGTTTAGAAGACAAAAGAAGTTAGTAAAAGGTCCAATCGGTTACGCAACATTACACCCTGGCAATATAACACATAAGCACGGCGCAAGGGCTACAACAAAAGGTACTCGTTATATTGTAGTTTCGTTTATGGAAAATAGGGAAAGCTAATTATTTCCATATTTATATACATAGAGGAGAATTAAATGGCAGTAAACATTCCAATTTGGCCTGGCTCAGGTTCATTTACAAGTGGTTCATCAACTCCTTTCGGATACTTTGATGGTGATGCACAATTTCAAAGTGATGCTCCGAAAGTTGCAGAGTGGTGTGCGAAGAGATTGGGATATCCAATCGTAGATGTTGAATTACAAGACATTAACTTTTTTACTTGTCTTGAAGAGGCAGCTAATGAATATTCTTCACAAGTAAATCAATATAGAGCAAAAGAAAATTTATTATCATTACAAGGGTCTGACCTGAATGGTGATTTAAAAGATACAGAAATAGCACCAAACCTAAATGGTGTAGTAAGTATAGCAAAAGATTATGGAACGGAAGCGGGTAGTGGTGGAAGAGTCACAGTATTCACGGGGTCGTTCAATATGGTATCAGGACAACAAATTTATGACTTATCGGATGCAAGTGTTGTAAGTTTAGAAAGTGGGTCGGTTAATGATGGTGTTGTGTTAAGAAAAGTATTCCATACACAACCACCTGCTATTATAAGATACTTTGACCCATTTGTGGGTACTGGTTTAGGTTCTCAACAAATGTTAGAAACTTTTGGATGGGGTAACTATTCGCCAGGTGTTTCTTTTATGATGCAACCAATGTTTGATGACTTGTTAAGATTACAAGCTATTGAATTTAATGATTACATTCGTAAATCTGCATATGGATTTCATGTAGATGGTAAACGAATAAGACTATACCCATTACCATCAGGAAGAGATGATGGTAAAAAGGTTTACTTTGACTATACATTAGAAAGTGATAGTAAATCAGCAGTAGCAGGTACAAATGTTGTAAGTGATTTATCAAACGCACCATTTGGAAGATTAACATACACAAATATTAATAGCGCAGGAAAACAATGGATTGCTAGATACGCATTGGCGTTAGCAAAAGAAATGTTAGGTGCAATTAGAGCTAAATTTAGTTCTATTCCTATACCAGGTGCAGATGTAACACTTGATGGTTCTGATTTAAGAAACGAAGCTTCAGCTGAAAAAGAAACTTTACTAACAGAATTAAAAGAAATGTTAGAATCTACATCTCGTAGAGCATTAATGGAAGCGCGTAAAGAAGAGTCTGAATTCTTAGAAGAAACTTTAAACAGAGTTCCAAGACCAATTTATATAGGATAAGACATGGCATTGTTCGGTGGACAACGAGATATGGATTTGTTCAACAAAGTGAACAAAGAACTCATCAATGATATTATTGATACAGAAGTCTATTACTATATGGTAGCGGTTACTGAAACTAAATCTAATTTATATGGTGAAGGCAAAGATAAAGTATTTCACAATCCAATAAAAGTACCATGTTTAGTTGAAAGAAATCAAGCATCACAAATTTCAGATGAATTTGGACAATCATATCAGCGTGAAGTACAATTCAAATTTTTAAGAGATACACTTGTATCAAAAGACTTAGTGCCTGAAGTTGGTGACATTATACAATGGAATAATGAATATCATTTGATTGACGCATCGTACTCATATCAGTACTTTGCAGGTAAAAATCCTAAATATTGGGATGGTGGTGACACTCAAGGTCTTAATGTATCTATTATATGTGATACTCATGTAACAAGACAATCAAGTATTAAATTAGTAGAAACAAGATTTGGTAATTCAAATCAGAATGATAATGAAGTACCAGTAGGATTATAAAATGGCAACAAGATACAGAAACGAAGATAAATCAAAACCTCAGATTATACAAACACAATCGTCTACATCTGTTGACCCTAAGTTAAACAAGGCAAAACAAATAAGACGAGATAAAGACAATGTAAAAAATGTTAGTGTTGGTATTTATGATGTTGATTCTGCATTTAAAAACTTTTTAGAAAAAGATGTAAGACCAACTGTTGAGGATGATGGAAGATTTTTTCCTGTACCTGTAATGTACGCTTCACCTGAAAAATGGGCAAGTGCACAAAGAGATGGTTTTATGAAAGATGAAAACGGAATGATATTAACACCCGTTATAGTCTTCAAAAGAGATAATCTTTCAATTAATACAGAACTATCAAAACTAAAAGTTGCACAAAACGAAGACGCACATCAGGCATTTGAAAGAAAATATACAAAAGTAAATCGTTATGACCAATTTTCAATATTAACAGGTGAAGTTCCTAAAAAAGAATTTTTATCAGTAGAAAGACCAGATTATGTCGATTTACAATATGAAGTAATAGTTTGGTGTGACTACATGGAGCAGGTTAATAAAGTAGTAGAACAGATTGTATTCTTTCAAGGTCGTTCTTTTGGTGAAAGATACAAGTTTGTAATAAAAGGTGATTCTTACTCATTTGAAACTATTGCAGAAATGGGTCAAGATAGAATTACTAAAGCAACAATATCATTGGTAGCAAAAGCATATATTGTACCAGAATATGTAGGTTTAAACAACAACACAAAACGAAGAATATCAAAAGGAAAAGTAGTATTTACTGAAGACCCAACACTTTCTGGCAATAAAAAAGCCAAAAAAAGTGGTAATGAATAATTTTTCCATATTTATATTAGTAGTAAACAATAAATTTTAGAGTTATGGCAGAAAAAGAATTAAGAAGTTTTTCGGAAGAAGAGAAAAAGAAAATTACAGAAATTCAAAGTAAAGTTTTATCTATAACTGCAAGGTTAGGTGAAATTGAAATCGGTATAACTACCTTAGAATCACAATTCAGTAGTTTAAAAGACGAAAAAGACACATTGATGAAATCTTACAGAGAATTAGTTGACGAAGAAAACAAGTTTGGTGAAGAATTGAGAAGTAAATATGGTGATGGAACATATGATGTTCAAACCAATACATTCACACCTAGCAAATAAGTATTCGTTTTCGAAATTTTTGAGGTATTTATATAAAGGTAAACCCAAAGATTTAATTTAGGAGAAAATAATGGCAGAAAGAATTGTTAGTCCAGGTGTATTCACAAGAGAAAAAGACCTATCGTTTTTACCTCAAGGTATCGGTGAAATAGGTGCAGCTCTAATTGGACAAAGTATAAAAGGACCTGCATTCGTACCGACAAAAGTAGAGTCCTTCGAAGAATTTACGCAGATATTTGGTGGATTGACACAAGATTCATATTTACCATATACTGCACAATCATATTTAGAAGACGCAGGAACTGCAACTATCGTTAGAGTATTAGGACAGAGTGGTTACACAGTTGAACCTTTAGTTTTAAAAATTAGTGGTTCAGTAGCAGCAGTAATTCATCCTACTACAAAAGTACCATTTGGTAGTGTTGCGAACTCAACAGGTTCCTTCAATATTTCAAAAGTTACTAACATAAGTGGGTCATATGACAACCCAACAACTGAAGTATCGGCGTCTAACTTCGCACTTTACCTAAAAGGTAATGGTGCAATTACAGGATTATCAGAATCAGCAGTATTAGCTATACCAACCGCATCATTGAACCCAACTGCCACTAATTATATCGGAAAAACATTTGGTTCATCTCCTAAAAATGGTTCGGAATTTGGTTTCTTATACATGAACTTTAAGACTTTCCAATCTTCTTCGTTCTCAGCTGACGCTAATTGTGATGTTGAAGTCGATACAATGAGAAAGACTGACTATACAAAAGCATACTCTGAAGCAAGTACTCCTTATATTATATCACAAGATATCGCAGGTGTAACTAAAAACTTATTTAAGTTCCATACATTATCACATGGTACATCTACGAACTATGAGTTTAAAGTAGGTATTAGAGATATCAAACCTGCAAATGAAGTACCAGGTTCAGAATACGGAACATTCTCAGTAATAGTAAGAAGAGTAGACACTTCTAAGATTGCTAATTCAATTTTTGGACAAACAGTTCAAGATTCTGATTTAAGACCAAACATCGTAGAAGAGTTTAGTGGTGTAAACTTAGACCCTAACTCACCAAACTATATTAAGAGGGTAATCGGTGACAAATACATTACTGTTGATGCAAACGGAAAAGTATCAAGTAATGGTGACTATCCAAACGCATCTTCACATATTAGAGTAGAAGTTGATACTGATTTAGATGCAGGTGCACTTGATTCAAGTCTTGTACCATTTGGATTTGCAAAATTAACTTCACCTTTACATAGTGGACACAATTTACCAGCTCCATCATATGTAACTGACCAAGTTATTGGTACTGAGTATAACAAGAGAGCATTCTTAGGTTATAACTTTGACTTTACAAATACTGATAACTTAAACTTCTTGAACCCACTGCCAGATTCAAATACTGAAACTGTTGGTAGTAAGTTCTTGTTAAGTAATTGTACTTCTAACGGAGCATCAATCACATTAAACTCTGTTATAGATGCTAAGAAATTCTTAGTACCATTCCAAGGTGGTTTTGATGGATTCGCACCAAACAGAACAGTACTTACAGGTCAAAACATTGTTGCAGGTAATATGCAAGGATTAGATTTATCATCAGCTACGGCTCCTGGTACAATCGCTTTCAGAAAAGCAATCAACGCAGTGTCAAATCCTGATGAGTACGACATGAACTTATTGGTAACGCCAGGTGTAATCAATAGACTACACTCTTCAGTTAGTACATTTGCAAAAGATATGTGTGAAGACAGACAAGACGCATTCTATGTAATGGACGCAGGAGCATATCAAGATTCAATCGCAACAGTAGTTAACTCACTAAGTTCATTTGACTCGAATTATGTTGGTACTTATCACCCATGGGTTAAAATCCTTGATGTAGATAAGAACAAGCCAGTCTGGGTACCACCAAGTGTTGTATTGCCAGGTGTTATCGCATTTAATGACGCAGTTGCAGAACCATGGTTCGCACCAGCTGGTCTTAACAGAGGTGGTTTATCAAATGTAATCGAAGTTAAATCAAGATTAACTCACGATGAAAGAGATACATTATACGAAAATAGAATTAACCCAATCGCAACATTCCCTGGACAAGGAGCAACGGTATTTGGACAAAAAACACTCCAAGCTAGACCATCAGCACTTGACAGAATCAATGTAAGAAGATTGTTAATAGCATTGAAGAAGTTCATCGCATCATCTTCAAGATATCTATTGTTCGAAAATAACACGGCAGCGACAAGAAACAGATTCTTAAGTATAGTTAATCCTTACTTAGAGTCAGTTCAACAAAGACAAGGTCTTTACGCATTCCGAGTAATCATGGATGAGTCAAACAATACACCAGATATTATTGACAGAAACATCTTAAAAGGAGAGATTTTTATTCAACCAGCGAAAACTGCAGAGTTTATAGTACTTGATTTCAATGTACTACCAACAGGCGCAGCATTCCCTGAATAAAAAAAAATAGATAACACTATTTATTAGAAAGAGAAATAGGAGAATTAAATGGCACAATTATTAGACCCAAATGAAATAATGTTCACCAACTTTGAACCTAAAATGTCAAATAGGTTCATCATGTACATCGAAGGAATCCCTGCATACTTGGTGAAAACAGCAGCCAGACCAGAAATAAACAATGGTAAAGTTACCATCGACCATATCAATGTTAGAAGATATGTAAAAGGTCGTTCTGAGTGGCAAGATTTAGCAATCACTTTATACGACCCAGTCGTACCTTCCGCTGCACAAGCAGTAATGGAGTGGGTAAGACTACATCACGAATCTGTAACAGGTAGAGATGGATACTCTGATTTCTATAAAAAAGATATCACATTCAACAGTTTGGGTCCTGTTGGTGATAAAGTAGAAGAGTGGACACTAAAAGGTGCATATATCCAATCTGCAAACTTTTCAGATATGGACTACGCAGGTGAAGACTTAGCAACCGTAGAAATGACACTTACTTACGATTACGCAATATTACAATTCTAAGATACTGATTGTCAATAGAAATTACAAAATGATAAACCCACCAATCGGTGGGTTTTTTATTATATAAACACATATTTATTACATATTAATATAAAGGAGAGATATTATGGCATACTTAATCGTTAGAAGAAAAGACGACAACATTGTTGAGTGGATAGGACATGATTCTGAAGGAACTTGGCAAGATGTTGCAAATGGTGAAGACCCAGCAACTCACTTTACTATTGCAGAGGCAGATGCAGAGTGGGGATTACCAGAAAATGGTTTTGACTATGGTGGAAGAGACAAAATCACATATGATGGTGATTTACCAGATGGATTTGAAGCAGGTGTAAATGTTTTAAATGGTTCAGAGGGAAGTTATTCTTGGGCATAATCAAAATTTGGTGAAAAAATAGAGACCCCCAACTTTTTGGGGGTTTTTTGTATTATAAATGTTCCTGTTACATATATATTAGTGTACAGTACAACAAAATAGATATAAAACGAGTTTTATTATGGCAAAAGAAAAATTAGAAGACGAGTACCCAGTTTCCGATAAGGAAATGGTACAACAAGCTATCAAACAACACGAATCAAAAGAAGTTCGTGACTATAAATTCCCAACGGAAGTTATAGATTTACCCTCAAAAGGTCTAATATACGCTAAAGACAATCCACTTTCAAGTGGAAAAATCGAAATGAAGTATATGACTGCAAAAGAGGAAGATATCCTAACTACACAATCATATATTAAAGACGGAACTGTTTTAGACAGATTGTTTCAATCACTAATCGTAGGAAATGGTGAAGGTGAACCTATAAAATATATTGATTTAGTTACAGGTGATAAAAACGCAATCATGATTGCTGCAAGGGTTCTTGGATATGGGAAAGAATATAAAGTAGAAATAGAAGACCCATTTAGTCCAGGTACAAAGCAAAAAGAAAACATCGACCTTACTCAGTTTGAAAACAAACCATATGATGGTTCAAATCAAGTAGAACTAAATAAGAATGAATTTGAGTTTACACTACCTACATCGGATAGAAAAGTCACATTCATGGCTATGACTGAGTCAAAAGAAAGAAAAGTTAAACATCAAGTAGAGGCTCAAAAGAAGGCAAATCGTAAAATTAAAGATATGACTTCAAGAGAATTAACTACAAGGATGAAAAACATGATTCTTTCAGTAGATGGTTCAGACGACCAAAAAGACATTAATCATTTCGTGGACAACGAGTTATTTGCGGTAGATTCTAAGGCCCTCAGAGCGTATATCAACCAAAGTGTTCCAGATATTGATTTAACATTTGAATTTGTATCTGAGGAGACCGGGGAAGAGAGAGAAATGCAACTGCCTATGGATGTCGGGTTTTTTTGGCCTTCCGAGTGATTATAGAAAGCATTTACATTCTCAAATATTTGACCTCATTTATCACGGAAATGGTGGATTCACACATTCCGATGTTTACAACTTCCCAGTTTGGGCAAGAAACTTCTATGTTAGCAAGATAGTTGACTTTAAACAAGAAGAAAAGAAAGCACATGATAAGGAAGTAAGGAAAATGAAGTCAAAAATGCCTCGTATAAAGAAGTAATATAAGAACCCGACATATTTGTTGGGTTTTTACATATTTATAGAATATAAACTAAGGGATACTATATGAAAACCATAAAAGAATCACAACTTAAAGAAATACTGAAAAGTAAAGGTCTTGACGAAGGATTCATAGATGACTTTTTCAAAAATCTAAAAAAGAAGAAAAAAGAAAAAGAATTTCAGAAACTTACTAATGACCCAAAGTATCAGGCAATATTAAAAAAATATAATATTGAACCTGTTCCTTATGATAAAGATTTTAAATTAGGCGACTTAAAAGCTTTTAGAAAAAAATAAGGGTTTAAATGGCCAACAAAGATACTCAAGAACGAATAAATGCGTTAAAGCAAGAAGAGATTCTTCAAAATAACTTAACTGCCAGTTTACAAAAACAAATAGATGGTAGAACTAAGTATGCGAAGGCTCAAAAAGCTATTGTTGAGTCAATAGGTCAAGAAAAAGATGTTGCTGGTAAACTAGAAAAAATATTAGAGGCCAAACAAGAATTATTAGAAGGTAATTTCAAAATATCAGAAGACCAAGCAGAAAAACTCTTAGAACAATTAGAAACTGCAGAAGAATTAGCAGAAATTGAAAAACAAAGAGAAGAAAAACAAAAAGAAATTAGAGACTTATTTAGTGAAACAGGTGATAAAATGTTAGGGTCACTTGGAACACTTGGTGATATGGTAAAAGCTGGAACTGCATTTGGTGCAGGGATGGTCTTAGTAAATAAAGCATCTGAGTTGGTAAGTGGGGCATTTGAAAACACAGTTGGACTTGCAAAAGATTTATATATAACAACAGGTACTACTGCAAATGAAGCAGGTAGATTGGGTGCACAAACTTTTGCAGCATCTCTTAGTATTGAGGGTATGTTATATGGTATGGAAGGAATCGCACAAGCTGCAAAAGATGCAGGTGATTACTTCGCAACAACAAGAGGTATAACTGGCGATATGCAAAAAAACATCGCAGAGTTAACCGCATTAACAGGAGACGCAGCATCATCAGTAGAATTAAATACAATATTTAAAGATGCCGCAGGTAACGCAAAAGACCTAACAAAAGAAATTCGTGCAATTGCATATAATGAAGGTGTTAATGCAAATGTAATATTTAAAGAATTAGCAGAAAATTCATCACTATTAGTAGGTGCAAGTAAAGAAGAAATAATTCAGTTAGTTAAGAAAACGGCAGAATTACAGAAACAAGGACTTTCCATGAAAATGATGGAAGGTATTTCAAGTAATATGTTAAATATCGAAAGTTCTATCCAAGCAGAGATGAAAGCAAGGGCGATGGGATTGGGTGAACAAGCATCACACGCTAACGAAATCAGAAAAGCATCGATGGAAATGAGATTCGGTGATGCTGCAAAAGGTGCAGAGATGATGGCACAGGCATTTAAAGATGCAAACATTACCTCTAAATCATTAGGTGATATGAGTATTGCACAAAGAGAGGCAACCGCTGCGATGTTTGGTATGGAAGCGGATGAATTATCTAAAATGGTATTACAAAGAGAAAACTTTGCAAAACTACAAGCAGAGTTCCCAAATAAATCAGCTGAGGAACTTGCAGCAATAGAAGAAAATCGAGCTGCGATGCAGGCATTTGGTGGTCAAGTAAAACAAGCAGGACTACAACTTGGTTTAATGGTAGGTCAGTACGCACTAATGAATAAAATGCAAGGTAAAGGTACTGGTATAGGAAATCTTAATCCATTCGCAAAAAGTAAAGGACCATCAGTTGAAGCTCCACCAATTGGTCAAGAGACTGGCGGGGGTCTGAGTAACCTGACAGGAGCGATTGAAAAAATTGATGGTAAAAAATTAATGGCAGGTGGTGCGGCAATGGTACTTGTAGCCTCATCCGTATTTATATTTGGAAAAGCAGTACAAGAATTTATGGAAGTTAGTTGGGAATCCATTGGAATGGCAATAGTATCAATGTTAGCCTTAGTTGGGGCAGTTGCCCTTCTTGGATTGTTGATAGGTGGACCTCAATACGCACTTATTCTAATAGCTGCAGGGGCAATGATATTAATAGCCGCGGCAGTATTAGTTCTCGGAATCGCCATACAAGAAATGGCAACAGGATTTGAAATGATGGGTAATATGACAGAATCCTTAATGGGTCTGATTATGATTGCTCCAGCGTTACTACCATTAACCATGATATTAGGATTACTTGGAATGGGAATGATGGCATTGGGTGTAGGGTTACTACTCGCAACGCCTGGTATTTTAGCGTTTGGAATAGCATCATTAGTTTTACAGGCGGCAGTTCCTGCAATTGAAGCGATGTCATTAGGACTAAGTCAATTAGTATTAATTGCACCAGGATTAATAGCATTGGCAGGTGCATTTACTATGTTAGGATTATCAATGATACCATTCGCACTTGGATTGGCACTAATTACACCTTTCATTGGTACATTAGTAGTATTAGGACTTATGTTACCTCTTATTACAAGTGCACTCGGTATGGGTGGTGAAGAGGCAGGTGCAGAAGCCGCAGGTGGTGGTGAAGGTGACCCATTATTGGAAGAGATTAGAGGATTACGACAAGATATGCAATCACAACCAATACAAATAGTATTTGACAACAGAGTTATTAGTGAAATATCAAGAGCACAAAGAACAAGACAGAGTAGAGGAGAATAATGTCATTAAAAGATTTAAAATCAAATCTTGGTGATTATAGAAAGCCAAAAAAAGAATTATTAAGTAAGAAGGAACGACCAGAACCTACTTCATTTAATACAATGCCTCTATCTGATAAAGTTCAAGATAAAAAAATACAATCATCAAAACAAACACCTGAAAAAGTTGGTACAAATCCAAATAAAGTAACTCAAGGTGATAAGTTCAAAGGACAAACAGAAACTACCCAAGTAACTCAAGGTGATAAGTTCAAAGGTGAGACCGAACCTACTCAAGTAACTCAAGGTGACAAGTTTAAAGGTGAGACAACACCCGCATTAGTAAATTTATCAGAAAAGTTCAAAGGTGAGACAACTCCAAGTGACTTTAAATTTAGTCAACAATTCTTAGGTGAAACAACTCCAAATGAATTTAAGTTTACTCAACAATTCTTAGGTGAAACAACACCAAAGAGTGCAAACAACTCAGAACAATTCTTAGGTGAGACAACTCAAAAAGAATCAGACAGGTCTTCTAAGTTCTTAGGTGAAACAACTCCTAACTTATCAGATAGAAGTTCTAAATTTTTAGGTGAAACAACTCCTAACTTATCAGATAGAAGTTCTAAATTTTTAGGTGAAACGACTCCTAACTTATCAGATAGGTCTTCTAAGTTCTTAGGTGAAACAACTCCTAATGAAATGAATTTATCAGAACAATTCTTAGGTGAAACTGATAGACAAAATATAACACAAGGTGATAGGTTTAAAGGTGAGACAACACCAAGTGATTTTACATTTAATGGAAAATTAGAAAGTCAAGGATTAGAAGTACCTCAAAAAGTAGATTTCTTTACAAATGATAAGGCAGAGGGATTCTCACCATTCATGAAAACTAAAGATGATACTAAATTTACAGGTATAAGTGGTACTCAGTTTGATAACGCATCTTCGTTATTAAGTAATTTTGGTGGTTCAAGTAGAGGAATATCATTCCACGCAGGATATGGTCAATATAAAGTTGGACAACCAACAGGAGATACTCAAAGATATTCACCAGATGGTGATAGGTATATAGATTCATTTACAAGTATAGGTGATTTACTACAACAGAGACAATCACCATCATTCTTGGATGAAATGTATTCTAAATTTAATCTTAAAGACCCAGCAGCAAATAAATTTAGTTTGATACCTCAACCATACATCTTAAGAGGTATACAAAGAAAGAAAAAAGGTGAACCTCAAAGTTGGGGTCTTGGATTCCCTATTGATGATGGTTTAATCCGTGGTGGTGTAGTTGCATCAACTGAAAGAGCATTAATAGATGTTCTTAGAGTAGGTTCATTCTTCTTATCAGTAAAAGGTTTACTATGGTCCGCAACACAAATAGGATTACAGAGAACTAACAAATACAATAAAACATGGACACCTGCTAATTTCTTAGCTGCAATAGGTGGACAACATATAGGACTTAAACCTGATAGAAGTGGTATACTTGGATTAGATGTAGATGGAAAATATCAAAAAGTACTAAGTCCAACTGAATATAAGTCAAAAATATCTGATATCTATGGTGACCTTATTATGCAAAGTCGAGTGGCAGGTGGAACACCATTCGCAAGTCAAATAGATAATAAAGGTGGTATAGATTCTTTATATGGAATCGGATTAACTAATACATCAAGATTTGTTAACACATTTGGATTTTTAAATCTTACGAAGGGAAGTTTTGTAACTCCACTTGGATTAACTGGAGCAATTTCACTTGGTTTTGCATTACAAACAACTATTCAAAATGTAAACCAAGCAAAACGAGATATGGAGGCGATTCAACCATATAATCCATTTATGGTTAAAGGTAAGCTTACCACAGAAGACAAAAAGTTTGAAGAGACTTACGGAAAAGCTTTTGTAGATGCTAAAGCAGAAGACTTTGGAACTGGTGAAAGTTTATCTAATTTTGGTGTAACTAATATTGGTGAATCCTCAGACTTTGAAAAACTAAGAGATGATGTAGATAATCTAACTCCAACAAAATTATCTAAAGAAGGTACTGCAGCAGGTTTTAACAATGATATTGCAGATTACAATATGATGACCTATGGTAAACTTCAAGGATTGGCTAAAAACAGAAGAGATAATGGAACAACTAAAGACTTTAGAAATGAATTACCTGATGGTACTCGTGGTAAACTTAATGCTAAAGAATACGACCAAGAAAACATAGAGAAAAAATTTGGATTTGGTAATCCAGGTAAAATGTTGGATGGTAATAGTCAAGTTAGAAAAGACCAGTTTGGGGTTGACTTTAGTAAATTAAAAGACTTTACAAGTCATTATGATAAGATTAACGCACTTAAGATTGGTGAAGTTGGTGATGATTTAGTTCCATTAATTTTTAAATTAGGTACAGACAATAGTAGACTACAATTTAGAGGAACAATATCAGGTTTATCAGAAAACTTCTCACCGAGTTATAGTGAAATAAAGTATAGTGGTAGAGCAGAACCTGTTTATGTATATGATTCATTTAAAAGAGATATCAGTTTTAATTTTAAAATATATCCAACTTCGAGAGTTGAGATGCAACCAATATACACTAAGTTAGAAAGATTATCAACATATACAATGCCAAGATATAGTGATGGTGGATATAGTGCACCTGGTAATGGACCTGGTGAAAGTGAGTTGTTACTAACAATTGGTAAATTGTATGTAGAAACCCCTATGTTACTTACATCACTATCTTATTCATACTCAGATGATACATCGTGGGATATAGATTTTGGATTACCTATGGGAATAGATATTCAAGTTGGGTGTACTATACTTGGAAACGCACTACATGAATATGATAGTCAAGATGTATTTGTTTTTGATGGAAATTTTAGAGTTTAATTATGAATAGATACGAAAGCATAGAAATATTAAAAAAAGAAGGTATTAGAAAATATACCTCTACTGTTGTATACCCAATCATCAATGCAGATATAACTGATACATATATTATAACTCAACAAGGTGATAGATTAGATAATTTAGCATGGGAATATTATAGAGACCCAACTTTGTGGTGGATTATCGCAAGAGCTAACAATATTGGTAAAGGTAATTTATTTCCTGAAGTAGGAATCCAATTAAGAATACCTGAAAATGTAGATAAAATAATATCGGAATACAATGAGTTAAATGATATAGAGGAATAAAGTTATGGCATTTGAATTAGGAAATAGCCCACTACCACCACCAGTAAGCTTTATGGAATCTTCAGGAATTGCAACAGGTGTAGGTGTCCACAAAAGAGCATATGCAAGTTTAGAACTTTCAAGTGATGCATCCCTTGTAGGATGTGCGGGTGGTATAACAAAGATTGAATCTGCAATTACACAAAAACACTCTGAGTTATTAAAATCTGATAGTGGTAGATTAGCACCACCACCTAGTTTGGAAAGTGTATCATTAAGTAATGATGGTGGACAAAATATTGAAGATGCCATGTTATTTCAGGCAGATGTTTCTGTTAAAGTATTTAGAAAAGATGACTTTGATGATATCGATGTGACTTTTATGACACCTCGTCAAAAAGTTGATTTAACTTTAGGTTGGGTTGGTGGAAAGAAAAAAGTAATCAAAGGTGAAATAACAGGTTTTAGTTTCACTATCAATCAGGACTTAAGTTATGATGTAACTTTAAGTATTGCCGGTGCTGGTGATGGATTAGCAAACGCAGATTATACTACACTAAGAGATAAAACCGCATTAGACTATGAAGACGAAGAAAGTGAAAAACGAGTAACGGCTACTGACATATTTGCAAATTTTATAGCCGCAGCAGCTGAAATTGACGATAAACCTGACGATGGTAGAGCTGATTATTTTACAAAAAAAGGAATAAAAATCGGATTAGTAAATCATCAAATGGAACGAGAAGGATTTTTCAGTTACTTTACTTCAAATGATAATGTTCAACCATATGTTACTATTGGGCAATTAATAACTTACATAAATCAAAATAGTCAAGGTATTAAAGGAACACCAAAAGAAAAATTTGTAATGAGTGAGTTAAAAATGCCACCTTTGGATTCTAAAATAAAATCAGCAAATCCAATAGAAATGATTTTCACTCATACGAGAGGTGCTGCACAATATGGTGATAACGCAAAATATCATTCTATGAACGATAAGGATTATAATGGGTTAGGAAAAATATGGGTTCATATAGGATGGTTACAAAAAACATATACTGATTTAAAAACTCCGCCAGGAAAAGAAGATGCAGGTCGTAGAGTATCAACAAGTAAATTTCTGAAAAAAGTCTTTGATAAAGTTAAAGAATTATCAGGCGGTGCAATTCAACTTTGTTTATACAATGACCCAGACGAATGTTTTGATGGTAAGTTTTTAGTATTAAATAAACCTACTGCAAGTAAAAAATCATCCCCTACTATGATTAGTGTTGCTAAAGGATATCAAAATGGTATTAGAGATATAAGTTTAACTTCAAATCTTGATTCTGAATTAATTGGTATGGCAACTGCGGCGGCTATGGATGGTGAAGGTGGTGAACAATTAAATGTGGTATTTACTGGTTGTTATGAAACTAAACCAGCTGGTGAAGGTGAAGATTTAGAAGGTGCACTCGAAGAAGCGGCAGAAGCGCTTGGTGATAATATATCAAATGATGATATAACAAATATGAAACAGGCACTAAAAGCTTTTGTAAAAGGACAAAATAAAAAGTTTGTACCATCTATTAGTTATGGATTAGAATGTGAACTAACTTGTGATGGTTATGTTGGACCAAGATATGGTCAAAGTTTTACTGTTGATAGATTACCTGCGAGAATAAGAGATAAAGCATATTTTATAGTAACAAAAATTGGTCAAGAATTTAGTGCAGGTGATTGGACTACTAAAATTAGTGGCTTAATGATGATTGATGCGTAATGGGAAGAAAAAGAATATATTATCCAGAAGGTTCTATCCAAAAAGGTCTATACACAAGTGGTGCTGAGTGGATGTTTGAAGATGGAACAGAGTATATTGGTCAATATCACAGATATCTGAACACAAAAGAGGTATTTACAGAATCCTACTATATAAAAGATGTATCTAAAAAACTAATAAGATATTATAATTTAAACAATCAGTTTGAACTTAATACGATTCAATATAATACCTTGAAAGAAGTTGTAGAGGATTACACAGAAATACTTGACATTCCTGACCCATATGTTCCACAACCAACCCAAGAAGACTATGACAATTCTTTTGTAAAAAGATATTTTGCAAAAAGAAAAGGGTCAACTACTATATTTGAACTTAGTGAAGAAGGTTTTGGTGAATTAGAAACGCCATACTATCAAAAACTTGAGTTAAAATGGAAAATATCAGGTCCACTAAACGACACCTCAGAAGAAAGTGGAATAATAGACACAAATAGAAGAACAATCCAACTATATCAAAACACATTCTTAGGATTGGAACGATATCTTACAAATCTTACAGAGTTAGCAAAAATTTAACAATTATTTAACATTAGAAATTTGGATATCTCGATAAATTGTCGTACTTTAGTAGTGTAAGATTAAGAGATATGATAAAATCAAAACCAAAAAGTAACGGAAAAATTGAAATAGACTTGACAGGTCCTCAAGGTAATGCTTATTACATTTTAGCGATGGCTAAAAACCTTTGTAAACAAGTAGGTATCCCATCTAAACCAATATTGGATGAAATGATGAGTGGTGATTACGAAAACTTAATAAAAGTATTTGATGATAAGTTTGGGTCGGTAGTAATAATGTACAGATAAAATGAAAAATATGAAATACGGAATTGAAATTACAAAACCATGGTCAAAAGAAATGTATGACCACAATGACAAAGTAGCAGAATTGATGAAAGCTGAGATATTACTTAGTATTAAGAACAATAAAAATAATTGGGATAAACTCAACGAACTGATACAACTTTGTGGTGGAATCCAATGGGGAGCATCATACGGAAGTGATGATGATACTTCAGAATTATACGAAGAAGTTATAAACCAACTTGATAATGTTCAAAACTATTGGTTAAACGAAGAGTATTCTTACTATGCTGAAAAAGGATTAGTAAGTGATATTGACTTAGAATTTATAGGATATTAATATGACAAATTTAGAATTAAAAAAAGAAAACTTAAAATTAAGGAATTTAGTATCAGACATTTGGAGTCTATGCTACGAGACAAATATGGATAAATCAAGATTACAAATCATAGACTTGATTGAAACCCATATAAATTTGGAAAACTCATAAATATTTCGTATATTAGTTACGGATGAAAATTGTAGATAGCAACAAACAACTTAGGAAACATATATCCCAACTCCAAAGGGAAAGGATATTGGTGTACCCTATACTTACAAGTTTAGAGAAACACCCTATACATACACGAATATCCGCATTAATCATATCAGATGGTACATTGGACCTATTTATCAATTATCATAACATAGACGCAACTAAAATAGACGAAAAAGTAGAGTTCCATAACTTCAAGGAAGTTTACATAGTAGGTATGAAAGACTTCTTATATCATTATGACTTTTTACCTAATATGTACGATTTAGAGATGTCTTTATTTTGGCAAGCTAAAAACTTTGATGTAGAAGAGAAACCCATCTACACTATCTTCAGAAGACGACAGGCACCTAAAGCAAATGATTTGATTCCTATATGGAAACACTATGAACAATTCGAAGATTGGAAGAAAATTTTTGGTGACTCAAAAATTTCTAAATTCTCACAACTTTATCCAAAGAGTTTAGGTTGGGTAGAAAAGAATGGGTTGTATACTAATATGGGTTATGAATATACTCGTTATAATCCATTGACAATAACATCAAGACCATCCAATACATTTAAAGGAACAAACTATGCGGCACTTAAAAAAGATGATGGTGTTCGTAGTAGATTTGTATCAAGATTTGAAAATGGTAAATTGTGCCAATTAGATTTCGATGGATATCATATTAGACTTATTTCAAAACTAATTGGCATAGACATTCCATTAGATGTCAAAGCACACGAATGGTTGGCAAATCAGTATGGTAAAGATTTGAGTGAAGCAAAGTCAATTACATTTAGACAACTATATGGTGGTATAGAAGACGAGTATTATCACATTCCGTTCTTTCAAAAGACATCTGAGTATATAAACTCAATGTGGATGGACTTTTTGCGTAATCGACTCACAAACACACCAATTATGAGCCGGAAAATAGAAATAAACGACTCACTCAATAAAAATAAGTTATTTAATTATGTTTTACAAGCGCTTGAAACTGAAAGAAACATACTTATATTAGACAAATTGTCCAAAATCGATTTGAATCAAAAGTCAATACCTATATTATATACATACGATTCGATTCTATTTGATGTTGCGGCAGACGAAGAGAATTATATTAGGGAAGTAAAAAGAGTAATGGAAAAAGATGGATTCCCTACACAATTAGAAATCGGAAAAGATTATGATAATATGGTTAAGGCCAATATTTAGATATTTATAGTTATGAAGAAATCCGAACAGATAGTAGACAACTTATTAAAGAAAGTTTGGCAAGATATTGATGTCAAAATGGCTGAGGGTATTTATACCGAAGATTTCATAAAATCCTTTTATTCACATTTATTAAATGAAGTTGGTGAAGAATCAGCCGACATCCTAATTCAAGAATTTCAAAGAGAATCCGAAGACGAATCTGATGATGAAAAAGACATAGATAAGTTTGGAATGATGACTGCAATTGAAAAGGACAATCTCAGAAAGAAAAAAGAAAAACAAGATATCGAAGAAAAAACCTATGTCAAAAATAAAAAGACAGGTAATGTATATAAAGTAAAAAATCCAAATCCAGCTAAACATACAACTCCATCAAAGGGTGAAGTAGAAAAAGCAAAAGCTAAAGATGGTGATGACTCTAAAAAAGATACATCGGATAACGAGAAATCATTTGTAGAACTTAAAAAAGAATATGTAGCTAATCCTGAGGTGTTAGACTCTTTGGATGATTTTAACAAATACTTAGATAATCAACAAAAACAAGCATTGGAGTTAGAGGGTAAGAAAAAAGTAAATAGATTAAAAGAACTTGATAGTTTAAGAGAGTCTTTTAAAAACTTACCACCTGAAGTAAAAAACACCGCAAATAATATTTTCGCAAAAGGTCAAACATATGAAGGACGACCTAACTCAGGTATTGGAAAAAACAGATTAGGTTATTTAGATGTAAAAAACCTATCTGAAAACAAAGACTACTTGATTGAATCATATGGTGATGGTTCTCCTGAACAGATAGAAAAATTTGTTGATAATTCAAGACCAATCAAAGTTAGTGAAAATTATGTAGATTCATCTTTTGATTTGTTACCAGATTCACTTCAGAAAGCATTAAGTGGTAAGGGTAAGGTTGGTGACGCAGGTAAAAATAAACATTTCTTAGGATATGTAAGAGAAGATGGTAGTGTGACATCAGACAAAAACGACCCAAACATTAAAAAAGGTGAAGATGGTAAACCTGAAGTTAAAAGAGGAAACCCACCAAGTAAAGATAGGGGTAAATATATTTGGAGAGCCATATTAGAACAAGGTGGTAAAGACCCATATACAGGATTACCATTAGATTTGGCGAATATTGACTTAGAGCATGTAGTTGCGTTTGATAATAATGATAACGGAACTCCTACTGAGCAAAACTACTTAGATAGAGAACATGGTAATAATATGATTGTTACCGCTACAAACACAAATCAGAAAAAATCAAATATGTCTATGAAAGACTTTATAGAAAGGCATGTTGATTCTCAAAGTGATAAATCTGAAGAAGATTTTAAATCGGCAGATAAAGCATATGAAGAAGTAAATAAAGTCGCTTCCAAATCAGAGCAAACTGCAGCTTTAATACTTGAAGGTGGTAAAATCAAAAAAGGTTATGATTACAATACTTTAAAACAAACCTTTGATTTAGACGATGATAATTTTGAAAATGCAAGAGACGAATTTAAAAGAGTCGTAGAAAATAAAAAAGACCAAAAGAAAATATCTACTTTAAGGTCTGAATTAGGAAAAGATACTATTATGGCTATGGGTATGGCCAGAGGACTTACTGACAAGACTGGTAGAAGAACTATTAAATTATCTTCTGACAATTTGTATAGAGGATTTGTATTATCAATGGCTGAGAATCCTGATAAGCAAGAAGAGTTTAAAAAAGAATGGGACAACGCAAGAAAAGTTGGTAACTCAGATGAATATAGATTAAAAGGTAAAGGTCAACAAGGAATGATTAAATACCTAATAGATAAAAAATTGATAAGTCAAAAAGTATTAGATGACCCAAAAATGGGCAAAGTATTCAAAAACGCACTAAAAGAAGTTTTTGATTATGACTCAAATCAGTATATTTTGATTGGATAGTTATAGGGGAATGGGTGAGAACGCAATTACTATGTACATTTACTAATGAGGCCGAATTTGAATCAGTTTTACAAAATATTCAAGACTCATTCATCCTTTATAGTAGAAAAATATTTATTTTAAAATTAAAACCATCACAAGAATTGGTGATTAGTTATAATATCATACCGAACAATGAAAGAAAATTCTTAGGAAGTACTATATTGGCACATCGTAAGAAAGAATCAAATACCATTTATACAATCAACGCATTAAACAGATTGATTGTGGACCTAAATGGTGGTGTTGAAGATAAAACATACAAAATTAATTGGGAAGATTATAAAAACTCTATGATTCTAACCGATGGTGAAGGTTACAAAATATTAAAGACAAGTTTATTTAGAATCGTTAATGTAAATTAAGTTTTATGCAAAAAAGTTACAAAGGTCTTGACGAATTAATAACATTCGTTTCTAAATTCTACTCAGATAAGGATTCCTTTCAAATAGGAAGTGGTGAAAATACACCTGACAATTATGTTCAGAACAAATCCGTACTTCAGATAGGGTATGAACCAGAAGTTACTACAAAACTTATGAATTCAAATGTTTTTACAAAAATATTTGTAATAGTAGATAAAAGTTATAACTTTAAAGGTTTCAGTAACAATGTTGTATTTGTACCATCACGAGAATTTAACAGATACTTCAAAAACAAATGGGAGTCTATTGATTTGATTTATATCACATCATCAGTTGAAAAACAACTTGATATGGTAAAACAATACTATCCATTTACAAAATGTATTATAGCAGGCAGTAACTTTGATAAAAAAGTAACGAACAGAATTTTTAGACACTCTGATAGTGTAAAGTTTAGATTTGAAAATGACACTTGGCTTTTTATGGCAGAACAAAGAGCATGGTTGTGGGAAGATTCTGTAAAAAATAAAGAGTATAGAATAAGAGAATTATCAAACGGAAAAATATTTTTGACTTATGAAGACGACAATAGATTATTGTATAATTATCAGTCAAAAAATAGGGGTTTTAAAAAATACACCCAAAACTCTAAATACACGGATTTTACAAAATTCTCACCATCAGCAAGAAAACTACTCATGACGAAGAAACGACCAACGCCGGTTCAGAATGTATAGTGTTATTAAATATTTTTACATATTTATACCAGTAGTGATAACTGCAAAATAAAAAAAATGAAAAAACATTTGGATTTGTCAACCAAATGTTGTATATTAGTGACTAACATAAATAATTAATAATTAAAAAAGGTAAATTATGGCAATTGATTTAAACGCAATCAGAAATCGTCTGAACTCTCTTCAGACAAAAGTAACAAAGACCGACAACTTGTGGAAACCACAACCCGGCAAACAACAAGTAAGGATTCTTCCTTATGTTCACAATCCCTCTAACCCGTTCATCGAACTTTATTTCCATTTTGGATTTGGTGGTAAAAACATTATCTCCCCGAGTTCTTTTGGTGAAGCAGACCCTATCTTAGAGTTTGCAGAAAAGTTGAAAGCAACAGGTGATAGAAATGACTATCAACTTTCAAGAAAACTTACTCCAAAGATGAGAACTTATGTTCCTATCTTAGTAAGAGGTGAGGAGTCTGAAGGTGTTAAGTTTTGGGGATTCGGTAAGAATGTATACCAAGAACTTCTTGGATTCTTCGCTGACCCTGACTATGGTGATTTAACTGACCCTGTAAATGGTAGAGATGTAACAGTAGAATTTAAAACTGCTGCAGAATTAGGTAAAACTTATCCTGAGACTTACATCAGAGTAAAACCAAATACATCAGCTATCTCAGAGGACAAGAACATATTAGAAACCGCTAAAGACCAAATCGTTCTTGGTGATATGTTCAAAAAAGTTTCTTATGAAGAAATGGAAGGAATGTTAAAAGAATGGTTGGATACAGGTGAAGTTTCTGACAAGAAAGAAGAACCTAAAGTTGAAGTAAAAGAAACTACAACTGCAACTTCCCCAGCGAGTAATGTAAAAGAAGCGTTTGACGACTTATTTAACGAATAATCTATGGCAAAGAAGAAGAAAGAATCAGTTCGTGATGAACTATCTTCCATCTTAGCTGATAACCTAAACAAGAAGTTTAAGTCCGCCCATAAGGTGGCTTACTTCTTGGATGGGGGTGAACAAACGCCGACTGACCTTGATGGTTGGGTTTCGACAGGTTCACCGATGTTAGATTTGGCAATTTCAAACAGACCTAATGGTGGATTACCCGTAGGTCGTATTACAGAAATTACAGGTTTAGAAGGAAGTGGTAAATCACTATTGGCAGCTCACGCAATCGCAGATACTCAGAAAAAGGGTGGTCTTGGTGTTTATATAGATACTGAGAACGCTTGTAATACTGAGTTTTTAGAGGCGATAGGAGTTGACATTCAGAAAATGTTGTATGTTCCACTTGAAACTGTTGAGGATATCTTTGAAGGTATTGATTCAATTATAGAATCAGTAAGGTCATCCGACAAGAAAAAGCTAGTAACTATTGTAGTGGATTCTGTCGCAGGTGCATCTACCAAAGTAGAGATATCTGCAGACTACGACCAAGCAGGTTATGCTACTCAGAAAGCGATTATTATTTCTAAAGCTATGAGAAAGATTACAAATCTTATAGGTAGAGAAAGAATATCTTTAATTTTCACAAATCAATTAAGAACAAGATTAGGTGTTTCATTTGGTGACCCTTGGACTACAAGTGGTGGTAAAGCAATCGCATTCCACTCTTCTTGTAGAATTAGGTTAAAATCAATGGGACAACTTAAATCTAAAATTGGTGGAGTAGACCAAGTAGTTGGTATCAAAACTCGTGCTCAAGTTATCAAGAATAGAATGGGGCCACCTCTTCGTTCAGTTGACTATGATATCTACTTTGATAGTGGTATCGACAATTATGGTTCATGGTTACAAATGATGAAAACATATAAGTTGGTAACTCAAAGTGGTGCATGGTACACTTATGTCGATAAAGAAACAGGTGAGGAGTTAAAGTTTCAAGCAAAGAACTTTGAAGACTTATTAGAAGAAAGACCCGAATTAAAAGAGTCTATTTACAATGAGATTTGTAATTCATATATTATGGCTTACAAACAATCAAGTGAAGAGGCAAATATCGATAATGTTGAAGTAACAGATTTTGATGAATAACAGGTATAAAGAACTACTCAAAGAAGTAAGTAAAGAACATAACGAAGTAAAAAACGAATCACTCGATGATAGAGTTCTTATCATTGATGGTCTTAATCAGTTTATTAGAGTATTTGGGGCAGTTCCTGCTTTGAATGATGATGGTGAACATTGTGGTGGTGTGACAGGTTTTCTCCTGTCCACTGCTGCAACGATTAGAAGATTAAAACCAACTCGTGTCGTTATAGTTTTTGATGGAAAGGGTGGTTCTAACCGAAGAAAGTCCGTATATAAAGGATATAAGGAAGGTAGAACAGGTTTAACTAAGTTGAATAGACTTGCAGGATATGAAGACTTAGAAGACCAACAAGTATCAATGAGAAATCAATTCAAGAGACTCATTGAATACTTACAGATACTACCTATCACAATGACTTATATAGATTATGTTGAAGCAGATGATATCATCGCATACTTAGCAAATCACTACTTTAAAAAAGAAGTTACGATTTTATCATCTGACAAGGACTTTTTACAATTAGTAAATCAAAGAATTAAAGTTTTTACACCTACTAAAAAGAAAATGTACACCGAAAAAGAGGTGATAGAGGATTATGGGGTTACTCCACAAAATCTGATATTTTACAGAGTTCTTATGGGTGATAAATCTGACAACATAAAAGGTGTAAATGGTGTTGGTATTAAAACAATAGAATCCAAAATGAAGTTTTTAACTGAAAATGACCTTTCTTTAGACACATTCATTGAGAAATGTTCTTCAGAGTGTGAAGATAAGTTGGCAAAAAAACTCAAAGATAATTTAGATACTATTAATATGAATTATGGTCTTATGCAATTAGCTGACCCTGATATATCATCATCCATAAAGTCAAATGTTAGAGAGTTAATGGATACACATCGTCCTCAGTTGGATTTGGTAGAGTTTAAAAAAATGTTTATGTATGATAAACTGTATACGGCATTTGCAAATGTAGATTCTTGGTTAAGAAACTCATTTACATCATTACACAATTACATAAAGAATGCATAACCATTACGCAACTGAATTATTTCAAGGAACGATTGAATATCACAAGTTTAAAGAAACCAATTGGTATGCAATTGGTGGTACTAAACATCCATTATTTAAAACATTAGTAAGTCGAATAAAAAACGAATGTTCTGACCTTAGTGATTTTAAATTATATGTAGTGGGTGGAACTCTTGAAAATTGGATGTCTTGGGATATTGACTTATTACTAATAGGTAAGTACAATCCTACAAAGATAAAATCAGTAATGGAAGACATACTTAGAATTTCATTTGATTTACATCTTTATGTTGATATAACATTTTATGAAAAGTTATGGGCAATACATGAGTATTGTAAGACGGGGAAACCTGAAGAAGAAATAAAAGCATATCAAGTTTCTAATCACTTTGTTAAAGATGGAAACAAATTGAACTTAGATGAATGGAAACTAAATGCAGATGGGTTATATTGTAAGAATTCTAAATTTCCTATGGAAAAACACATAAATGCTAGGAAAGCAGGATATATCTATCACCCACCAATTTTATTAGACTAATGTTTGTTTATTTAAAAAAAATTATGTATATTAGTATCATATGGAAAAATTAGGAAGTAAATTCAGCACCTCATTTCAGAACAAAGTAATATCTTCCATATTATCAGATAGGTCTTTTACAAGGCAGATTTATGATATTATGAAGCCAGAATATTTTGATTCTGAATCATCTGAGTGGTTGGTAAAAACAATCCTAAAGTATTTTGATGATTTTGAGAAAATGCCAACCTTGGATGTTCTCAAAGTTAAAATAAATACCATAGAACGAGATGTATTAAAAACATCGGTAGTAGATACACTAAAGTTTGCTTGGAATCATTTAGAAAGTGATGATTTGGAGTTTGTAAAAGAACAAGTTCTTGATTTCTGTAAGAATCAATCTATCAAAAACGCAATCTTGGATTCAGTACCATTATTAGAAAATGGTAAGTATGACCAAATCAAAAAGAATATTGATACCGCAATGAAAGCAGGTCAAGATTCTGATATTGGACATGAATACAAATCTATGATTGTTGAAAGATACGAAGATACTGTAAGAAATGTAGTATCTACTGGTTGGCAAGTTATTGATGAAATTACTCAAGGTGGTTTTGGAAAAGGTGAATTAATTTTATTCGCTGCACCACCTGGTATCGGTAAATCTTGGTCATTAGTTAATATTGGCGTCAATGCTATGAAAAAAGGTAAAATAGTAGCACATTATACATTAGAACTAAACGAAGGTTATGTTGGTCAACGATACGATGCAGTATTAAGTGGTGTAGCAGTTGGTAATCTTAAATACAACATGGAAGATGTAAAAAAGTCGGTTGAGAATGTATCAGGTGACTTGGTGGTAAAACATTATCCTACTAAAACCGCTAGTGTAACTTCATTAAAAGCACATATGGACAAGATGATTCTACAAGGTAAAAGACCTGATGTAGTTATTGTCGATTATGCAGACTTATTAAGAGGACCAACAAAAGAAAAAAGACACGAAGAGTTAGAAGAAATCATTGAAGACCTTCGTGGTATGGCAGGTGAGTACGAGGTACCTGTTTATACGGCATCACAAATCAATAGAAGTGGTGCAGAAGATGACATCATTACAGGTACAAAAATCGCAGGTTCGTTTTCTAAAATGATGACCGCAGATTTTGTTGTATCTTTATCTCGAAAAATAGAAGATAAACTCGCAGGTACGGGTAGATGGCATGTAATAAAAAATAGGTTTGGGCCTGATGGAATGACATTCCCATCTAAAGCAAACTTCTCGACAGGGCAAATTCACATTTATAATGACGATTCCATTGATGGTAAAAGAACCACTAACCAGATGAAACAAGGGGAGAGTTTAGTAAGAAAAGAATTAGCGCAAAAATATAAAGAAATGTCGGGTGATATAGATTTTTAATCATATATATTATCACCGACATATAACAAAAAGTATAATTTAAAATCTATAAAATCACTATGGGATTATTTGATAATCGTATTCCGTTTAAACCTTTTGAATACCCTGAGTATTACACAGAAGGTTGGTTAAAACAAGCACAGGCATTTTGGTTACATACTGAAATTCCAATGCAAGGGGACATAAAAGATTGGAATGAACATCTTACACCAGAGGAAAAAAACTTAGTCGGTAACATTCTACTTGGATTCGCACAAACCGAATGTGCAGTATCAGATTATTGGACAGGTTGGGTAACAGAATGGTTTCCAAAACACGAAATAAAACAAATGGCAATGATGTTTGGTTCACAAGAAACCATTCACGCAACGGCATATTCATATTTAAACGAGTCTCTCGGATTAGAAGACTTTGAGGCATTCCTACATGAACCAGCGACTGCAGAAAGATTTGAGAACCTTGCTAGTATAACAAACAGATATACTTGGGAAGACCTTAAAGATAATGCAGACGCAAGAAAAGAAGTAGGAAAATCACTCGCTATATTCTCAGCATTTACAGAGGGTGTGGCGTTATATTCCTCATTCGCAGTACTTTACTCATTTCAAATGAGAAACAAGTTAAAAGGTATAGGTCAGCAAATGAAATGGAGTGTAAGAGACGAATCTTTACATTCTAAGATGGGATGTCAGTTATTTAGACATATGTGTGAAGAATACCCTGAATTATTAGACCAATGTAAAGACTCAATCGAGGAAGCGGCTAAACTAATCGTTGAACTTGAGTTGAAGTACATTGATAAGATGTTTGAGATGGGTGACTTGGAAAATCTAAAAGCAGATGACCTAAAAGAATTTATAAAATCAAGAACAAATTCTAAATTAAAAGAGTTAGGATATGATGGTATCTTTGACTTTGATGCAGAGAAAGCAGGTAATTTAGATTGGTTCTACCACTTAACAGGTGGACAAACACATACGGACTTCTTCGCTATCAGACCTACTGATTATAGTAAGGCAAACGAAGGTGAAGATTGGGACGACATATTTTAAGAAAAATTAGTTATGAAGAATCACGCAGAAAATTTAGGTTGGGAAGTTGGTGTAGATTTTCCCGTTTGGGCAAACACCGAAATATATGTAAAAACAATATCAAATGGTTATTTACTTCCTGGCGAAAAACCCAAAGATGCATATTGGAGAGTATCAACGGCAGTAGCAAGAAGACTGAACAAACCACAACTTGCTTCAAAGTTCTTTGATTACATTTGGAAAGGTTGGTTGAATCTAGCCTCTCCTGTTTTATCTAATACTGGCACGGATAGAGGATTACCTATTTCTTGTTTTGGTATCGATGTAGGTGATAGTATCTTTGAAATTGGTACTAAGAACTTAGAAATGATGTTACTTGCAAAACATGGTGGTGGTGTTGGTATTGGTGTAAATCAAATCAGACCTGCAGGTGCTAATATTACACAAAACGGAACATCAGATGGTGTTGTACCATTTTGTAAGATTTATGATTCTACAATCCTTGCTACAAACCAAGGTGCAGTTAGAAGAGGAGCAGCATCTGTAAACTTAAACATTGAACACGATGATTTTGATGAGTGGATTGAAATCAGAGAACCAAAGGGTGATGTAAATAGACAATGTATGAACCTACACCAATGTATTGTTGTTGGTGATAAGTTCATGAGACAATTAGAAGATGGTGTACCTGAAGCAAGAAGAAGGTGGGGTAAAGTACTTCAAAAGAGAAAAGCAACAGGTGAACCTTATATAATGTTTAAGGGTAATGTAAACAAAGCAAATCCTGCGATGTACAAAGATAATGGACTAAAAGTCTTTATGACAAATATTTGTTCTGAGATTGTACTACATACGGATGAATCACATAGTTTTGTTTGTTGTTTATCCTCACTCAACTTAGCAAAGTATGATGAGTGGAAAGATACAGATTTAATTTATACATCAACTTATTTCTTAGATGGTGTCCTTTCAGAGTTTTTACAGAAAGCAAAAAACATGAGAGGTTTTGAAAACGCAGTTCGTTCAGCAGAAAAAGGTAGAGCATTAGGTTTAGGAGTTCTTGGATGGCACACCTACTTACAAAGAAAAGGTATATCCTTTGAAGGACTGACCGCTCAGTTTGAAACTCGTAAGATTTTTTCTCAAATTAAGATTGAATCAGAAAGAGCAAGTAGAGATTTAGCTACCGAGTATGGTGAACCATTATGGTGTAAAGATAGTGGATTTAGAAACACACACTTAAGAGCAATTGCTCCTACTGTTTCTAATTCTAAATTAAGTGGTAATGTATCCGCAGGAATCGAACCTTGGCCTTCCAATGTATTTACGGAACAAACGGCAAAGGGAACATTCATCCGTAAAAACCTTGAATTAGAAAAGGTATTTAGAAAAGTGGGTATAAATAAAAAAGGAACTTGGGATAAAGTCTTAGAAGATGGTGGTTCGGTTCAAGATATTAAAGAATTGGATAATTGGGGATATGTAGATGGAAAACTTTTGAAAAAAGAAGACATTCCTCAAGAGGCATTTGAAAAAGACCAAGTTTTTTGGGTCAAGGATGTATTTAAAACCTTCAAAGAAATTAATCAATTAGAATTAATTAGACAAGCAGGTGTTAGACAACAATATGTTGACCAATCGGTTTCGTTGAATCTGGCGTTTCCATCTGAAGCAAGTCCAAAGTGGATTAATCAAGTCACTATGGAAGCGTGGAAACAAGGAATCAAAACTTTATATTATATGAGAACGGAGTCTGTCCTTCGTGGTGACATCGCAGCACGAGCATTAGACCCCGATTGTGTATCTTGCGATGGTTAATGTAGGTAAATAAAATGAAAGAATATTTGTATTTTTCAGCACCATGGTGTCAACCATGTAAAATGTTGAGTCCTGTAATGGAACAAGTGAGTAACACTATTCCTGTAAAAAAAGTAAATGTAGATGAACAACCCGACTTCGCACAGAAGTATGGAATTAGAAGTGTACCAACAGTAGTTCTGTTAGAAGGTGGACAAGAAGTTAAAAGACACATTGGTGTTAAACCTATGAATGAGTATTTATCTGCATAAAGAAATAAAATAAGTTATGAAAAACACTACTGCAAAGTTTTGTTTTAACACAATGGTTAATAACGAATCTCATGTTATTGAGAGAATGTTGGAAAGTGTATACCCATACATTGACTATTGGGTTATTCAAGATAATGGTTCAACCGATGGAACTCAAGACATAATTAAAAACTTTTTTAACGAGAAGGGAATACCTGGTTTCCTATATCAATTAGATTGGTGGAAGGGACATGGTATAAATCGAGACCATTGTGTAAGAACCGCATTAGAGGCAGACCACGGATGTGATTGGATTCTTAGAGTTGATGCAGACGAACAATTACAAGTCGATGATGGTTTTGATTGGTCAGTATTTAATGATACATCAGTACAAAGTTGGAATGTACCATGTCAAGGGCCTGGTATAATGTATTTCAGAACTTGGTTGTGGAATGCTAAAGAACCTTGGAGATTTTATCCTGAAAAAGCACATGAAACAATTTACTTAGATAGAGATGATATAGGAGAAACTTTTCAAAGAGTAAATTTAGATAAAAAGTTTAGACATATTTTAACCAATGATGGTCAGACATGGTTACAACCTATGAAGTTTCTAAAAGATGCACTAAATTTAGAATTAGATACAATACCTAATAATAAGGTATTAGAAGATAAATATCACTTATTTTATATAGCAAAGTCCTATTATGATACTCTTAGAAGTGATTTTCCATTTGGTGAAGACCACCGAAAAGAGTTTGTACGAAGATGCATATTTTACTTTAAGCAATATATCTATGTTGTAAATCCAGAATATAGATTTTTCAATAAAATAGATGTAGTAGGTGATGAGTTTACTTATTGGTGTTGTTTAGGTATTGGTAATGCATATGAACTTATAGGTGAAACTGAAAAAGCAATAGAATGGTTAAATAGAGCACATGAGTTTTGTCCTGATAGAAATGAAAACTTTACACTATTGGCGAAAATCCATGAAAAGAACAAAGATTATCACAGAATGCTTCAAGCTACAAAAATGTTAGTTGATGTTAACAGAAAAAATCCATTCCCAAAATGGCAATTTTTGATTGAAGACCACTCATATACCGATACGAGTGATGAACCAAGTAGATTACACTTAATCGCATTAAAAGGAATAGATGGCTAAATATGATTATGTAATAGTGGGTTCAGGTTTCTTTGGGGCAGTATGTGCATATGAACTTAAAGAACAAGGTAAAAAGGTTTGTGTTATTGAAAAACGAGACCACATTGGTGGTAATTGTTATACCGAAGAAATAGAAGGTATTCATGTACACAAATATGGACCACACATATTTCATACAAATAATGAAAAGGTTTGGCATTGGATAAATCAGTTTGTAGACTTTCATCAGTTTCAACTTAATATAGTTGCAAACTATAAAGGTGAAATATATCCACTACCTTTCAATATGTACACATTCAATAAAATGTGGAGAGTGACAACACCTGAAGGAGCAAAACAAAAGATTGAGTCACAAAGATTTAAAGGTAATCCTACTAACTTAGAAGAACAAGCAGAGGCTCTTGTTGGTAAAGATATTTACGAAAAGTTAATAAAAGGTTATACTCAAAAACAATGGATGAAGCCAGCTAAGTTACTTCCAAAGTCAATTATCAAACGACTGCCTGTAAGATACACATATAACAACAATTATTTTAATGACAAATATCAAGGAATACCAATTGGTGGATACACTCAGATATTTGAAAGATTATTAGAGGATGTTGAAGTATTTACAAATACAGATTATTTTGATAAAAAAGATTTTTGGGATGGGTTGGGTGATAAAGTAATTTATACAGGTCCGATTGATTTGTATTTTGACTACAAGTATGGTGATTTGGAATACAAGTCTTTACATTGGATGAGTAAGATGTATAAATCAAAAGATAATCATCAAGGATGTGCATTAATGAATTATACGGACTCAGAAACACCATATACACGAGTTATAGAGCATAAACATTTTGATAATCAAAATCAAAAAGGAACTTATGTTAGTTGGGAGTATCCACAACCTTATGAAAGGGGAGTAGAGCCATATTATCCTGTAAATGATAAAACTAACAACGAGATATATCAAAAGTATAAAAAATTAGCTGATGCACAAGATAAAGTTATATTTGGTGGTAGATTAGCAGAATACAAGTATTACGATATGCACCAAGTAATCGCATCGGCACTAAAGAAAGTAGAAGACTTATGATTGTAATAGATGATTTCATAAAAGACCAACAACTATTAAATGACCTAAAGAATGACACGACCTTCTTTGATACCAAAGGTTATATGTGGTGGGATGGTTGGTGGAACTCACCTGCAAATACAATTAAAAAAAGATTGATACAATATATTTGGGGTGAAAACTCACCATACCCATCAGTAAATGTTGAGGGGTTTGAATATTGGATTGGTGTTTATTCATCAACCGAAGAAAGAGATGATTTACCATTTCATTTTGATAAAGATGAGTATTGGTATAATCAAACAAAAGAAATAGTTACACCTGTAATAGGTACTGTTTTTTATCCATGGGAAAATGATATCGATGGTGGTTACCTTGAAATTTATCCACATGGGCAACATGGTGAACCTGAAAGATTAGAACCAAAATACAATAGATTGGTTATATTTCCTGCAGGTGAACATACACATCGAGTTACTAAAGTTACTCGTGGTACAAGAAGAGCAATCGCAATCAACTTATGGGATAAAGTACCATCTGGTTTAGAAGTTGGTGATTTATTTTTGGAAAATTAATAAAAATTTTGTATATTAGTGAAAAGGTTTAGAATGGCATTAAGAGGTGAATTACATCCACAACATAAATTAACGGAAAGACAAGTAAGGTCTATTCGTAAGTTGTGGTCTGTTGGTCATCGTAACATTAGAGTATTGGCAAGAAACAACGGTGTGTCACCTGCTAACATAAGAAAAATAGTTAGAGGTGAAACTTGGAAACATTTATTGTTTGGTGAATTTAACGATTATCAATGAAAATTAAAGGGAAAGAGTATACAGATATTTCAAAGTTATCCGTAAGACCTATCTCAAAATCAGTAGCAAAGGACATTATCATAAAAAACCATTATAGTGGTATTTGGACTAAAGTTAGTTATTGTTTGGGGTTATATGTCGAGGATGATTCACACTCTTTCTTTTCATCAACAGATAAGTTAATTGGTGTTGCAACATATGGTGACCCAATCGGAAGACACTCTGGTCAATCAATATCAGAGTTATTAGACAGAAAAGAAGTGTTAGAACTCACAAGATTATTCGTATTCGATGGATATGGATGTAATGTTGAGAGTTGGTTTGTTGGACAAACATTTAAGTGGTTAAGAAAACACGCAAGACATATTAAAGGATTGATATCATACTCAGACCCAAAAGCAGGTCATTTGGGAACTGTTTATCAATCTACAAACTGGATATATCAAGGAAATAGAATTAGACCAAATGATAGTTGGTTATTTAAGTTTGAGGAAAATGGTGAGTGGCAACATGGTAGAACAATTTTTCCATATTATGGAACTAATAATCCAACTAAAATACAAAAGGTAATTGGTAAAACTTTTTGGATAAAAAAAGAACCAAGAAAGCATAGATACATTTATATTTTGGATAAGTCAAAAAAAAGTCGTATATTAAAGAGTTTAAAATATCCTTCATTACCATATCCTAAACAGAGTGAGTTATTTGAAGAAGAAATAAAAAAATTAGAACCAATTGAAAGAACCTAATAAACATTATGTAGACACATCAAAGGTTTCTATTAGAGAAATCAATAAAAGTGTGGCAAAACAGATGATTATAAAATATCACTACTCTCATGCGTGGACTATGTGTAGATATGCACTCGGTGTATATTACAATGGTGATGATGGATTCTTTGGTAGTGAAAAACTAATTGGTTGCTTGGTATATGGATATCCCGTAGGTCGTTCAGCTATTAAGTCTGTAATTGATGGTTTAGAGAAAGATGAGTGTTTGGAGTTGACAAGATTGTTCATCCATGATGGATATGGTTCAAATATAGAATCATACGCAATGGGTCAGTCTTTTAAATGGATGAAAGAAAACGCACCAAAAATTAAAATGTTGTTAAGTTATGCAGACCCTGAACAATTACACCTCGGTGGCATTTATCAAGCAACTAATTGGTTATATCAAGATTGTCGTGATATACAACTAATGCCAAACTATTCAGTATCACTTAGTGATAGTCCTTACGATTGGATTCATTCAAGGACTGTATTTTCTAAGTGGGGGTCACATAATGTAGAACATTTAAAAAAAGAAATAGGAAAACAGAATGTAAGAGAGTTCTGGCGAAAGAAAGAGGCGCCTAAACATAGGTACATTCAAATCTTAGGTAAGAACAAATCGGAAAAACGGAAACTTAGTAAAATGTTAAAACACAAAACAAGTCCATATCCAAAAGACCCTGAGGAGTTTTTACCACCAATAGAAAAACATGAAACTTATACACCAGAAAACGCAGTTAGTTTTTGGTAATGTCATAAAATTTTTGTATATTTAACTTATGTATCAAAATGTATTCTTCGAAAAAGAAAAGTCTATCATCCATTGTTGGGATGACCAGAAAGGTTACTTTACATCTAAGTATCGTAGATATGCTTATGTGAAGGATGGAAATGGAGCACACCAATCTATTCATGGTGAAAGACTCAAGAAATTAAATTTTTGGAAAGCAGACGATGATTTACAATTATATGAATCAGATGTAAACGAAATGACTCGTTTCTTGATTGATGAGTATGGTGACTCTGATGAAGTTTCAACAGGACATACAATCATGACATTTGATATCGAGGTTGAAATGAATAGTGGGTTGCCTGATATAGAAACGGCAAGTAACGCAATCACTTCAATCGCAGGTCACGATTCTATTACAAATGATTATTTTGTTTATGTTGTCAATCAAGGTGAAAAGATTGATAAAACAATCAAAGGAGCTAAGGTAGAATCATTTGATACTGAAGAAGGTCTATTATCAGCGTTCATGACAAAGTGGAGAGAAATAAATCCAACAATAGTTACAGGTTGGAATATAGACTACTTTGATGTTACTTATCTTTACAATAGATACAAACTATTGTTTGGTCAACAATTCGCAAATCAGTTGTCACCGATTGGTAAAGTATCCTATAACAAATATAGAAGTAGATACATTATTGGTGGTGTTAGTTGTTTGGATTATTTAGCACTTTATAAGTGTTACAACTTTACCGAATTACCTAACTATCGATTAGACACGGTAGCAACTATTGAGTTGGGTAGAGGTAAGATTGAGTATGAAGGTAACTTGGACCAATTATTTAGGGATGATATAGAGAAGTTTATTGAGTACAACTTAGTTGATGTTGAATTAGTAGTGGACTTGGATAAAAAACTTCAGTTCATTGATTTGGCAAGGGCAATATGTCACACAGGTCATGTGTTCTACGAAGATTTTTTATTCTCATCAAAATGGTTAGAAGGAGCAATATTAACATTCCTTAGAAGAAGTGGTAGGGTGGCGCCCAACAAACCAAGACGAAAACCAAGAAATGAAGATGGTTCTGATGGTGAAGGTAAATTTACAGGTGCGTATGTAAAAGAACCTAAACCTGGTCTTTACAAATGGGTTTACGATTTGGATTTAACTTCTCTATATCCATCTATTATTATGAGTATCAATATATCACCTGAGACCAAGATTGGTAAACTAAAAGGTTATTCTGCTGAACAACATATGAAAGGTAATCTTGAAACTTATTCAATTATAGATGATGGTGGTAATGAGTTTCCACCTTTACCTAAAGAAAAGTTTCTAAAGTTTATTGAGAAAAACAAATACTCTGTTGCCGCAAATGGTGTTTTATATAGAACTGATAAAGTTGGGGTTATACCTGAGATACTAAGTGTTTGGTTTGACAAAAGAGTTGAATACAAAAACTTGATGAAAAAGTATGGTAAAGAGGGTAATGACGAACAATACAAGTTCTATGGTAAACGACAATTGGTACAAAAGATTATGTTGAACTCATTGTATGGAGTGCTGGGACTACCATCATTCAGATTTTATGATGTAGATAACGCAGAGGCAACTACGATTACAGGTCAAACTGTAATTAAAACAACTGAGTTGATTGCAAATCAATATTATTCAAAAGTAATAGGAAAAGAAGATGACTACAATGTTTATACCGATACTGATTCTGTTTTTTATCAGGCCGCTCCATTAGTAAAATCTCGTAATCCTGAACTCAATGAGGATTCGGATGAAGAAATGATTCCTGCGATTCTATCCGCAGCAAAAGAAGTAGAAACTCATATCAACAAGGTTTATGATACAATGGCAAAACGATTGTTTAATATTGATTCTCATAAATTTGATATTAAACAAGAAACAATTGCAAAGGGTGGATTTTGGGTATCAAAGAAAAGATACGCACAATGGATTATCAATGATAACGAAGTTGATTGTGACAAGTTAGATGTAAAAGGATTGGATGTTAAAAGAAGTTCATTCCCAACTTACTTCAAAGAAGTTATGAAAACTGTTTTGTTAGATATTCTAAGGTCCGTTGATAAAAAAGAAATTGATACTAAGATTCTTGACTATAAAAAAGAAATGGAAGATAGACCATTTATTGATATCGCAAAGAACTCAGCAGTCAAAGGTATGAGTAAATATACAACAAAAACACAAGTATTGGGTGAGTTTAAAAAAGGTTCACCTGCTCATGTAAAGGCAGCAATAACATACAATCAATTACTTGCTTTCTATAAAGTACCATATAAATACGAACCTATGAAAGATGGTGACAAGATAAAGTGGGTATATTTGAAAAAGAATCCTCTTGGATTAGAGGCAACGGGTCTGAAAGGACATAATGACCCACCTCAGATTTTAAAACTTGTAGAACAATATATCGACTACGATAAAATTTGGGAAAAGGAGTTAGAAAATAAACTTGATGACTTCTATAAAGCTATGGATTGGGAGAAACCAAACCCAAATCTAAATAAAGCTTCAGAATTTTTTGGATTTTAAAAATAAATTTCGTATATTAATAAAAATAAACAATAGTAAATTATGAAAAAAAGCTCGTTTGAAGGTTTCATTACTCGTTACAACTTGGGTGGTGAAGTCGAATCAGTTAAAATTGATTCAACAGAAGAGGGATTATCTGTCAAATTTATTTCTGATGATAAGACCCTATTAGGAAATGTAAGTAGTGATAACAAAGACTTCCCAAGTGGTGAGTTTGGTGTTTACACTACCTCTCAATTAAAAGGATTACTAACTGTATTAGATTCTGACATTGATGTAAACGAAGGTGACGCATCACTTGTATTCTCAGATAAAGGAACTTCAGTAAACTATATGTTGGCTGATTTATCTGTTATACCTGTTGTGCCAGATTTAAAACAATTACCTGAGTTTACATCTACAATCAAGATGGACAATGATTTTGTAAACAAGTTTGTAAAATCAAAAGGTGCATTATCTGATTCAGATACATTTACATTCAGTTGTAAAGGTGACAAAGGTGAAGTAATCTTAGGTTACTCAAAGATTAACTCTAACAGAATTTCTATTAATGTAGAGTGTGAATGTGATGGTGATGTAGAACCAATTTCATTCTCAGCAAAATACTTAAAAGAAATCCTTAATGCTAACAAAGGTGCAAAATCATCTTCATTGAAGATTTCACCAAGTGGATTAGCTCATGTCTCATTTGAGAATGATGGATTTAAGTCTAACTATTATTTAGTAGAGATTAAGTAATGCAATTTTGGGATACAGAACCAGCGAAACCTGTTTTTGACTACGATGTAGAGAGAAAACGATTCATTGACAACATGGAGTATTTGTCTACTATGCCTGTCGAAGAACAAACTCTTTACAAAAAGTGGCAGGAATGGAATTCAGATTTACCAAAGTCTATGGCAAGAAAACCAAGTCTTGCAAAGTCTTTTGATATGATTTGGACTCCGACTGACATTTACAATAAGGAACTAACAATCAAAGAGATTGAGGAGTTAGAACCTTATGTTGAGTTAATTACAGATTCATCAGGCACTGCGAAGTGGACTGACATTCGTAAGTGTATTTCATCTATGGAATTTACTGCTAATCCTGGTCGTAATATAAAAGCATTTGCTAAAGACCGAAAAAGTGGTAAAGTCCTTGGTGTAATATCTCTTGGTTCTGATGTAACATCTTTAGGTGTCCGTGATAAATACATTGGTTGGGATAAAGAGAATAAGTTTAAAGATGGTAAGTTAAATCATACTACGATTGGAACATCTATCATCGCAACACAACCTTTAGGATATAATTTCTTAGGCGGTAAACTTGTATCAGCATTAACAACCTCACCTACATTCAGAGACTTGTGGAAAGAAAAGTATGGACAAACTCTTATAGCAGTTGGCACAACTTCTCTTTATGGAATCCATTCTCAGTATAATGGAATCCCACACTTCAAAACATTAGGTGAATCAACAGGTAAAGTTTCCACTAAACCTGATAATGAATTTTACGATATCTGGCATCAATGGATTAAAGAAAACAAATCCGAAGAATATAAAAAAGTTACAACTCAAAAAGAAGGTATTCAAGGACCTGTATCTGGTATCAAGCAAAGAATATTGTCTATGATTTTTAAAGAGTTAGGAATCAAAAGTACACAATATCAACATGGATTCAAAAGAGGTGTTTACTTCGCAATGATGTATGACAACGGAAATGAATTTCTTAGAAATGAGATTGATGAAAGTCAACTTAAGATGAAGAAGAAGTTTGAAGAAGGTGACGATTACACAATCAGATGGTGGAAAAAGAAAGCTATCAGAAGATACACTAAGTTACACGATGAAAACAGATTGAAACCAGATACATTGTATTACATGGATATTATTGGAATGAGTTGGGACAAAGCAAAAGAAACATATTTAAAAGAAGTAGGTAGATGAGTAATTCACTATGGGTTGAAAAGTATAGACCCGATACATTAGATGGTTATGTTGGTAATCAACATATCTTAGACAAAGTAAAGATATACATTGAGAATGAGGATGTACCACACTTGTTACTCTATGGAGTTGCAGGAACAGGTAAGACTACCCTCGCAAAGATAATCACTAATCAGATTGATTGTGATTTGATGTATATCAACGCTTCTGATGAAAACTCTGTTGATGCAGTCCGTGATAAGATTCGTGGATTCGCATCATCCATGGGTTTCAGAAAGTGGAAAGTTATTATATTAGATGAAGCAGACTATTTGACACCAAATGCTCAAGCAGCTCTTCGTAATCTAATGGAAACTTTTAGTAAATCTACAAGGTTCATTTTAACTTGTAACTATGTAGAAAAAATTATTGACCCAATCCAATCTCGTTGTCAGACATTCGCAATAACACCACCTTCAAAGAAGGAAGTTGCTAAAAGATTGTTTGATATATTAAACGAGGAATCAGTTAAGTTTGAAAAAGAAGACTTAGCAATTTTGGTCAATAGTGGTTACCCTGATATTCGTAGAGTATTGAACTCGGCACAAAGACAAGTTGTCAAAGGTGAGTTAAAAATAGATACTACATCTACGATTCAGGCAAACTACACCGAGGATGTAATTAAAGTTTTACAAGATAGTGGTGAAATGAAAACAAAGTTCAATACTATAAGACAAATTATTGCAGACTCTAAAGTGAAAGATTTTACACCATTATATAGAGCACTTTATGATGAAGTAGATTCATATGCAAGTGGTAAAGTTGGACACACGATTTTGAATATAGCCGATGGTCAATATAAAGACTCAATGGTCGTTGATAAAGAAATCAATGTGATGGCTATGATATTAAATATTTTAATGACATTAGGAAAGTAATTATGGCAAAAAAAGGAAAAGGAAAAGTTGTCAACTTTGGTAAACCAAATTCACAACAACAACAACCTCAATTAAAACTTGACCCAAGAAAGTTAGAGACAGTGAAATGTCCTGAATGTGGTGGGATATTTTTTGATGAAGTAACCATGTACAAAGAAGTACCTGCGGTTCAATCACCATCAGGTCAAGCGTCAATGTTACCAATACCAATTGTATTGTGTAACAATTGTGGAACTGTTCATCCTAAATTTACACCAAAGGAATTGATTGATGGCGTCAACGAAGAAGGCTAAAACATTATTTCAACATCTATCTGGACTTAAGGAAAGTAAAACTCCTTGGGATAGTCTTTCAGTTATGGATAAAAAAACCTTTGAACCATTTATGGTTAATAGGTTTCTTTCTATGAATATGGGACTATTGGAGTTGGTAAACGAGCTTCAAAAGTTTACTATTGGTCAACTCAGTCCAAGAGATGTTTATAAAATGTACCTTGACTTTTTACCAAAAAGAAGGTCATTTGACAAATACATAAAAGGTAAAAAGGATGACAAATATAATTCTAATGTTTTAGAATATCTTGCAAAATATTATCAAGTATCTCAAAGAGAAGTTAGAGATTATCTTGAGATATTAAGCAAAGACGATATTACAGAAATATTGTTAAAATATGGTTTAGATAAAAAAGAAATAAAGAAATGGTTCAAACAATAAAAGATAGAAAAAATAAAGTAGAGTGGCAAGGTGAGAGAGTAGAGAATAGAAATGTAGATGAGACCGCAATAGAGTATTGTGAAAGAATGTATCCAAATACTACAAATGAATTTAAAAAGATTCAAGAAGAAATGTATGAAACATTCTGTAAAAAGCAAAGAAATTATGGACCTGATAACATATCAGTTGGAACTAATTTACAAACTGATGATGAAATAAAAATATCACTAACAGGTTTATGGTTTAGAATGAATGATAAAATCCAAAGACTAAAACAATTAGTAGTTTTAGGTCAGCCAGATGAGGTTGGTGAAAACATTCAAGATACTTACGAAGATATGAGTGTTTATGGAATTATAGCACAGATAGTCCAAAGAAAGAAGTGGGCTAAGTAAAATTTAACAATTATTTAACATAAAAGATTTGGCGATTCCAAGTCTTTTTCTTATCTTTAGGTAGATGAAAAAATCAATGGTATCCAATATATTTAATTTCCCCGTACATAAAGAGGGGAAGGATGATGTAAAGGTTTCCTACTCACAATATACAATGTGGGCAAATTGTCCTAAACAATGGAAACTTACATATATGGATGGTCACAAAGACTTTGACCCATCCATACATCTTGTATTTGGTACTGCCATGCACGAGACTATTCAAGCATGGTTACAAGTCATGTATAATGATTCTGCGGTGAAAGCAAACGACATGGACTTGGAAAAGTTACTCTTAGAAGAAATGGCTAAAGAGTACAAAAAGATGATGGCAATCTATGGAGTAAAGTTTACTACCAAAGATGAAATGAATGAGTTCTACGATGATGGTATTCAGATATTGGATTTCTTAAGAAAGAACAGAGCAAAGTATTTTTCAACAAGGACTATGAGATTAGTTGGTGTTGAATTACCAATATACTACCCAGCGTCAGAATCAAACGAAAATATTATGATGAAAGGATTCTTAGACTTAGTATTTGAGAATCTGGCAGATAATACAATAGAGATTTGGGATATCAAAACATCCACGAGAGGATGGAATAAGTGGCAGAAAGCTGATAAAACTAAAACGGCTCAGTTGGTTTTATACAAAAAGTTTTTCTCAGAACAATACGGATATCCGATAGAAAAGATACAAGTTAGATACTTTATAGTAAAGAGGAAACTATGGGAAGAGGCCATGTTTGCTCAACAAAGAGTACAAGAATTTGTACCAGCACATGGAAAACCAACATTAAATAAAATTGTAAAAAACTTTGATGAGTTTATTGATGTGGCTTTCAATGATGATGGTTCTTACAATTCAGAAGGGGACTTTCCTGCGATGGCAGGTAAAAATAATAAGAATTGTAAGTGGTGTCCTTTTAAGACATCTGAATTATGTCCCAAAGTTGAACGAATAAAAAATGTATGAGAAATTTTTCAATAATGTTGATGGGGTTGTTGTGTACTTCGGTAAACTCACCCGATATGGTATATGAAATAGAGACATTACCAATTGAAGAAATAAAAATTGAACAAAAAGAAATTAAAATAGCACCCATTGTAAGAAATGTCGATGACTTAGTCGAGGCAATGGTATGGGTAGAGTCTAAAGGTAAAGAAGACGCATATGCAAAAAGAGAAAACGCTGCAGGAATTTTACAAATTAGACCTATCATGGTAAATGATGTAAACAGAATATTAAACCTAAACAAAGATGATAGATTTTATACACTTGACGATAGATGGGACAAAGAAAAGTCCATTGAAATGTTTTATGTGTTTGTAGACTATTATCACAAAGAGAGTTCATATGAAGAAATCGCTAGGTGCTGGAATGGTGGTCCGAAGGGATTACAGAAGAAACAAACTAAAAAGTATTGGAAAAAGGTACAAAACACACTTAATAAAAATGAAGATAGCTCTTATAGGGGATGAAAAATACGAGAATAGAGGTGAACTAAAAGAGACCATTTTTAAATTAAAACAAAAGTTTGGTGAGGATTTAACAATTATCACAAGAGGAAAAAAGAATGGTGTAGAAAAATGGGTTCGTAAATATGCATTAGAAATGAATCTAAAGTATATTGAATTTAATCCTGCACATACCTCAAGAACATTATATAGTGGAATGGACGATGAATATTATGATAGACCATATCATCCAACACAACCACTTCATCAATATGATTGTATTGTACACAACTCAGACAAAATAGTTTATTTCGGTGAAATTACAAGAAAAGAATTTAATCACTTTAACAGATTGTTAAATAGATGGAAAAAGAAGGCAAGTTTTGTACAATGAATGAAATAGATGAAAGACCATGGGGAAAGTACGAGGTACTATTAGATGACCCAACAACAAAAGTAAAAAGGATTACAGTAAATCCAGGACAAAAATTATCGTATCAATATCATCTTTTAAGACAAGAATGTTGGATTGTTACGAAAGGTAATCTAACAATAGTTTTAGATGACGAAAAGGTATTTAGAGAATACGGGGAATCCATCAGAATACCAAAAGGTGCAAAACACAGAGCATGGAACGAAACTGATGAACCCGTTGAGTTTATAGAAGTTCAAACAGGTACATATTTCGGTGAAGATGATATTGTTAGAATTTCTGATGAATATAATAGGATTTAATAAATATTTTTTGTATATTTATAGTTAAATAAAAAAGAAGAAGTTATAGAATGAGTATAGAACTACCAAAACTAAGAAAGGTATCTAATGATGGTCCTAAAAAACCAAAGATACTTTTACTCTCAGATGATTTAAGATTACATAGTGGAATCGCAACACAATCTAAAGAGATTGTTGTATCTACTATTCACAAATATGATTGGGTTCAGTTAGGTGCAGCACTTAAACATCCTGACCACGGAAAACAATTCATATTGGACGATGATATAAGAAAGTTTACAGGCGTAGAAGATGCACATCTAAAAATATACGCAAATACTGGCTATGGTAATCCTGAAATCTTAAGACAACTAATCAATATAGAAAAACCTGACGCCATATTACATTTTACAGACCCAAGATTTTGGGGATGGTTGTATGATATGGAAGTTGAGGTAAGACAAGTTTGTCCAATCATGTATTACAATATTTGGGACTCTTTACCAGACCCACATTGGAATTCACCATTTTATGCAAGTTGTGATTTACTATTAGGTATTTCAAAACAAACATATGGTATCAACAAAAGAACTCTTGATTGGTATGATATGGCAAAAGAAGATTGGGCATACAAATATATACCACATGGTGTAACACCATTATTCAAACCACTTGAGATTACAGACACTAATCTATTAGCATACAAAGACAAGTATAAACTTAATGACTATGATTTTATAGTTGGGTGGTGTAATAGAAATATTCGTAGAAAAGTACCAGGTGATGTGATTCTTGGATTTGAACAATTTGCAGCAAAACACCCCGATAAGAAAATGTTATTGTGGATGCATACAAATCCGATTGATGACAATGGTACTGATATGCCTGAGTTAGCTAAAATGAATTGTAAGTTTGGTAATGTAGGGTTTAGTACAGACAAACTCTCAACCGAACAACTAAATATGTTTTACAATTCATGTGATGTAGTTTTAAATGTAGCATCCAATGAAGGGTTTGGATTAGGTTCTTGTGAAGCACTAAGAGCAGGTACTCCTGTTGTAGTCAATGTTACAGGTGGACTACAAGACCAATGTGGATTCAAAAGAAATGGTAAGTTTTTAACCGCAGATGATTATGTTGAGATTGGGTCACTACACGACAAAGACAATCCTATCATAGATGAATTAACTTGGGGTGAGTGGGTAGAACCTATATGGCCATCTAACTTATCACTACAAGGTTCACCTTTGACTCCATACATTTTCGATGACAGATGTTCATATAAAGATATTGGTGAGGCAATACAACGATGGTATGAAAAGGGAAGAGATGGATGTGAAGAGGCTGGTAAAAAAGGTCATGACTTTATTGTGAACGATGGTGACATGGCATCAGAAAAAATGGGTGAAAAATTCATTGAAGCAATTGATGGATGTTTAGAAAATTGGAAACCAAGACAAAGATTTGATATTTACAAAGTATGAAAAAATTATGTGTAATTAGTTGTCCAGTAGCTACAAGAAGTGGTTATGGAGCAAGAAGTAGAGATTTCGTTAGGTCCTTAATAGATGTAAAAGGTGAGGAATGGGATATTAAAATTTTGTCTCAAAGATGGGGTCAATGTCCTATGAATGCATTAACACCAGAAGATAGTGATTTAACTTCAAGAATCATCAATAACTTAGAACAGAAACCAGAAGTATGGATTCAGATAACTATCCCAAGTGAATTTCAGCCAGTAGGTAATTTTAATATTGGTGTATCTGCAGTTATTGAAACCTCTGATGCATCTGCAGAATTTATTGATGGGTGTAATAGAATGGATTTAACCCTAACATCATCCGTTCATTCAGCAAGAACATTAAGTGCAGTATATGATAAACTTAATGACCAAACTAAACAAAAGATTGGTGAATTGAAATTAGAAAAACCTGTTGAGGTTTTGTTTGAGGGGTTTGATAAGAATATCTATGACAACAAAAAACCTATTAATAACAATGTTAAATCAGTATTTGAAAAAATACCTGAACAATTTTGTTTCTTATTTGTAGGACATTGGTTGCCTGGTGATGATGGACATGATAGAAAAAATATATACTCATTAATAAAAGTTTTCTTAAATACATTTAAAGGTACAAATCTTAGAGGTGGTAGTAAACCTGCGTTGATTCTAAAAACTAATAATGGAAATCCTTCCATATCAAATATACATAGAATTAAAAAGATAATTGAAAGATGTAAAAGAAGAATTGGTGGAAGTAACTTCCCTAATATTTATATATTAGATGGTGATTTAACCGATGACGAAATGAATTCAGTATATAATCATCCAAAAGTGAAATCTCATGTATCGTTTACTCATGGTGAAGGATTTGGTAGACCATTACTTGAGGCATGTATTAGTGGTAAACCTATTATTGCATCAGCATGGAGTGGTCACTTAGATTTTTTAAATCCTTCATTTAACTTCTTAGTTGGTGGTAAGATAGAAGAAGTACACAAATCAGCAAGAAATAAATGGAACATCGAAGGTTCAAAGTGGTTTAAGATAGACCACCAACAAGCAACTGGTGTTTTGAAATCTGTGTATAAAAATTATAAGAAAGCATTAGAGATGTCTCGTAAGAATAGACAATTTGTTAGAGATAATTTTACACAAGAACACATGACAACTAAGTTGGGTGAATTACTTGAAAAATATAAAGTTGGTGAAGGTCCAACACAAGTAGGATTAAAGTTACCTAAATTGAAGAAGAAAGATGCCTGATTATACAAGTAGACATAGAAGTAATATGACAGACCCTACAAGAGTCTCTAATTCTAAATTAGAGAGAGGTATGGTTGCTAAGATTAGATATAAGAAAAGAGACAATACTCAGAGAGATATGTTTGTCTTTATTCTACAACCTAATTTTAAAAATTACTTTCATTGTTTAGACTTGAAAGATTGTGCACCAGATAAGTTTATTAAACTTGCAGAAGATTTAGATGAGGTAACAAGTAATACTCCTAAGATTAGAAAATTAGATTTAAGTAAATTAAGAGTAGAAGTTAACTCTAAACAATTTTATACATCAAAGTTAAAAAACAAAGACCTACAAAACGGATACAGAACTTTAGTAGAAAAGAATGTAGGTCAAGTTACGGTGTATAATTATGATTTCGGTGTTTACGATAAAATATCACCGAGGTCTAAGAGAAGGCAAGAAGAACAAGTAAGGAAAGATGATACGGATTTGGAAACAACACAAGATACTCCACCCGTAGGATTATAAAATTAAATTATGAAAATAAGTTACGCAGTTACAGTTTGTAATGAATTTACAGAAATTCAAAAACTAATTCCATATCTTTTAGATAACATCAGACCAGAAGATGAGATAGTAATACTATACGATTCTAAAAATGGTGATAAAAAAGTAGAGGAATATTTAAGAGCAAAATCAGTAAACCCAAGTTACTCATGGCATAGTGGTGAGTTTGATGGGCATTTTGCAAATTGGAAAAACAAGTTGACTGATTTGTGTAATGGTGATTACATATTTCAGATTGATGCAGATGAGATTCCAAACGAAGAACTAATTCAAAACCTTCCACAAATTCTTGAGATGAATTCAGTAGATGTAATCCTTGTACCGAGAGTAAATTTGGTAGATGGGTTAACAGACGAGTACATTCAAAAATGGAAATGGAATGTTGATGATAAAGGTAGAGTGAATTGGCCAGACCCACAATGGAGAGTTTATAAGAAATCCGAATCCATTCGTTGGATAAATAAGGTACACGAGAAACTCGATGGGTTTGATACTATTTCAAATTTACCTTGGGTAGAGGAACTAGCATTGTTCCACCACAAAGATATTGAAAAACAAATAAAACAAAACGATTATTATGACACCCTCGTGTAACTCCCATTTTGGGAACGATTCGTGTGTCAAAAAGAAAATTTAACAATTTCCTATGATATTAGATTGTACATTAAGAGATGGTGGTTACTACACCAATTGGAACTTTGACACTCAGATGGTCAAAGACTTAGTACAAGCCCTTGACCTTTCAGGAGTTGGAGTGATGGAAATGGGATACAAGTCGCCTGTCAAGGGTGGTAAGTATCGTAAGTGTAACGATAGGTTTATTTGGGATGTATTAGATTATAGAAAACCAGTAAACTTGAAACTTGCGTTTATGATTGACGCAAAAGACTTTATCAAAGATGATGAAGTAGATTATTCATTGATTGATGATGTTATCCATGATAGTGAAGATTCACCATTTGACATCTGTCGTCTGGCAATAAAGTATTCGGAGTTAGACCATTCTGTCAAGATTGGTGATTATGTCAAAGCAAAAGGATATGATTTGATAGTAAATCTGATGGGTATAACTTTATTGACTGATACTCAAATATATGACTTTGTAAAAGTAATGAGTGGATTAGACCCTCTTGTTTTATACTTTGCTGATTCGTATGGTGCATTGACGCCTGATAGAACAAAACAAGTTGTTAAACTATTTGAAGGTGATTCAAAGATTGGGGTTCATACACACGACAACCTTGGTCTTGCATTCGCTAATTGTATTGCCGCAGAATCCGAAGGAGCACTTTGGTTGGATGGTACTTTACTTGGAATGGGTAGGGGAGTTGGAAATGTAAAAACCGAACAACTTGTGACTTATCATCAATATGCGAAAGACAAGATGAAATTTCTTTCACATGATAAAACTGAGTATAATTGTAAACCTTTACAAAAAGTTATTTCTGATTGGATGATTCCTTTAATGGAAGAACATAAGTGGGGATTCACACACAATTATATGGTTAGTGGGTTGAAACATATTCATCCATTGTATCCTCAGAACTTACAACAATCTTTTTTACATCCTAATAGAATAGAAGATGTATTACTTGACATTCCTGAATCAGTAAGTTTTGACGAGAAGAAACTTGATGGAGTATTAGAACCTAAAGTGGCAGTAGTTATCCCCGCAAGATACAAATCATCAAGATTCCCTGGCAAACCTCTTGCCAAGATTCATGGAAAAGAGATGATTCTTTGGGTAGCTGAAACTGCGAAGTGGGCGGTAGGACAAGAGAATGTTTACATCGCAACTGAGAATCAAGAAATCGTTGATGTTGTAAAAGAACATGGTTGGAAAGTAATTCTAACTTCAGACGATTGTCCAACAGGAACAGATAGAGTTGCAGAGGCGGCATTAGAGATTGACGCAGACTTTATTATCAATGTACAAGGTGATGAACCAATGTTATCGCCAGAAGATATCCAAAAAGTGATTGAGGCAAAGATAAATAATCCTGACCACATTGTAAATTGTATGGCGAAACTTAATCCTCACGAAAGAGTGGAAGATACAAAGATACCAAAAGTAATCACAAATCTAAATGATGAGTTGATTTGGTGTTCAAGAAGTCCACTCCCAGGTACAAAACAGGGTTCGACCAGTAATCCACTAAAACAAGTTTGTATCTATGGATTCAATAGGGAGCATTTAAAATCATTTTGGGAATATGGTAAAAAGACACCACTTGAATCTCAAGAAGATATCGAGATTGATAGATTTATAGAAATGGGATATAAAGTAAAGATGGTGATGGTAGAGAATGTATCACACGCAGTTGATTATCCTGAAGATATCGAAATAGTTGAAAAGATGTTAAGTTAATGAAAAAGATAGCTGATATTTGGCATAAGCGTGGAGTAGGTGATGGGTTAATGTTCTCATCAGTTATAAAGGAGCACTATTGTAAAGAATATGATATGGTCTATTTAGATGTTCCTGCCTTAAATTGGTTAAATGTAAAATTATATAATGATGTTGATAATATAGTTTTAGGTAAAAAGTCACCAATTTATACAAGAGAAAGGTCAAAAAGAATTGTATTCAAAGATAGTGTAGAACATACAAGTTCTTGGCGAAATTTAACTTGGAACAGAGATTTAAACGAAGAAAATAAGTTGTATAATGAAATAGTCGACAAACATGGAAAAGATTATATCATAATCCATGAAAGACAATCAGACAATTCAAGTAGACATATGTATCCTATTGACAGAAGTCACTTTGAAAATAAAGATTTACCTGTAATCAATGTTGATGGAAGGCATGGGCATATATTAGACTACACAACAATAATGCAAAAAGCAAAAGAAATTCATGTTTACGAGGGAAGTTTCATGAATCTTGCAGACTCAGTAACAGATGGGTCAGTACCTCTGTATGGTCACTTGTATTGTAAACCACATCACTTTGACCCACGGATGGAACACTATGAAATCATAGAGAATATAAAAGCCGGAAAATGGCATAAAAACAATTGGAATTATATATGGAAAAAATGAAATTAGGAGTAATCGGAATCGGAGCAGTCGGCTCTGCAATATCTAAAGGATTTGAATACTTGGGACATGATGTCGTTGGTTATGATATCAAGATGCCAGAAACTAAGATTGAAGACACTTTAGATACAGAAATAGTTTTTATTACAGTTGGAACTCCAACAGGTCCAAATGATGAATGTGATTTAACTGCGGTTAATAGTGTAATAAATCAACTTAGTAGTTTTAATTACAAGGGTCTTGTAGCATTAAAAAGTACAATAGAACCTGGTACAACAAATAGATTAAGAAGAGAATATCCAAATCTGAATATGTGTTTTGTACCTGAGTTCTTAAGAGAAAGATGTGCATACGAAGACTTTGTATACAATAATAACATTTTAGTTGTTGGTACTGATAGTGATGAAAACTATGATTTGATTGTAAAGAGTCATGGTAGATTACCAATGCACAAGGTAAAAGTAAAAATAATTGACGCAGAGTTGATGAAGTACTTCTCTAATACCTACAAGGCAATGAGAATCACATTTGCAAACTCTTTTTACAAAGTAGCTAAACACTTTGGTGCAAACTATGATGCAATCAAGGACGCATTTTTATTTCACGGAGTTGGTGAAGGTCACTACTTAAATGTAAATAAAGACTTTGGTGGTTATGGTGGAATGTGTCTTCCTAAAGATACTAAAGCTATGAAAGTATTATGTGACAAATATAAAATTGATGTGGATATTTTCAGATTTATTGATGAAGAAAATGATAAGTTCGTGAAAAAAGTACCACCAGGAATGAGATACGATATTTAATGAAGATATTAGTTACAGGTGCAGCAGGATTTTTGGGTTCACATCTTTGTGATTCATTATTAGATGATGGTCACAAAGTTGTTGGAGTAGATAACTTTTTTAGAGGAAAGGTAAGTAATTTACCAACTCATGAAAATTTTACATTCAAAGAGCTAGACTTAGTTTATAGTGAACCAATAAAAGAATTTATGTTAGAACATCAGTTCGACATAGTTGTTCACTACGCAGCAATAAATGGAACAAGATATTTTTATGATATTCCATTTAAAGTCTGTAATCATAATATCTTAATGACTCAGAATGTATTGAACGCATGTACACCTTCAGTAATAAAAGTAGTATACGCATCTTCATCTGAGATTTATGGACCAGCGCCAATTGTTCCAACCAAAGAAACAGAACCTATGATTCTACACCCATCTGCAAATAGAGATTCTTATGCATCTTCAAAAGGTATGGGTGAGTTCTTAGTAAGATTGTGGGCAGATGAAAAAAGAAAAGAATATTTGATAGTTAGACCTTTCAACACTTATGGTCCAAGAATGGCAACAGGTGGATATGGTCAGGTGATTCCTGAGTTTATTGAAAGAATCAAATCAGATGAGGACTTTTACTTGTATGGTGATGGAAATCAAACAAGGTCTTTTTGTTATGTTACAGACCATGCTAATATCGTTACTGAGTTAATTAGACATACATCTGACGAAATAGTAAATGTTGGATTTGATGAAGAGATTACTATTCATGATTTGGCGATGGTTATACATCAAATAATGGATAAAGAATTTAAAGTAGAGTATAAACCAGCGTGGTCTAATGATACAAAATGGAGAAAACCATCACTTTCTAAGTTAAAAAGTTGCATAGGTTATGAAGATTTTGTATGTTTAGAAGACGGAATAAATAAAATGTTAAAATATGGCGATAGAAATTAAAACACCGATTGGTGACGCATTCGATAAGTTATCAATCCTTGAAATAAAACTTGAAAATGTAAAAGATGAAGTTCAAAAACAAAATATACAAAATGAACTTAATTACTTACAAGATAAGTTACAACCATTTTGGAACGCAGGTGGTGAAGAACTAAAAGAAATCTATGATAGACTTAAAAAGACTAATGGTCAAATGTGGGTCATCGAAGATTCAGTTAGATTAAAAGAAAAAGATGATAAATTTGACGAAGAGTTTATTGAGTTGGCAAGAGCAGTTTATTATACAAATGATAGAAGAGCAGCTGAAAAGAAAGAAATTAATCACTTGTTAAACTCAGAATTTTTTGAAGAAAAAATATATCAAAAATACGATTAATGAAAGCAATCGTAATTGGTAATTCACCTTCGGTTCTTGAATATGAATATGGTAAATTCATAGACGAATACTTTGATGTTGTTATCAGATGTAACTGGTATCGGATTGAGGGATTTGAAAAATATGTTGGAACAAAAACTGATGTGTGGTCATTCAGACATTCGCCTGAGTTTATAGACGCAGTATCAGGTCAATTAGAAACACATAAATTAGATAGTGGTGTTCATGATGTTAATGAGTATTGGATTAGAACGGCAGGACCTCCAGGACCAATATGGCATACACCTTGGACAAAAGAAAAAGTGAATAAAGAATTACGAGAATTAGAAAAATTGGGTCACGATATATTTGATAAGTTCAAAGTTGAAACAAATGCAAAATTAGGATACTTAAGACTTCTTCAAAATATT